GAGACCACCGCCCGAGCCGCCAGCCGCCGTTGAATTCGGTTGCATAACGAACGCCATACCGTCGGCGCCGGGGTCGTAGTTCCCCAAGTACACCTCAGCCGTGAGGCAGAAATCGTTGGCGAGGTTGATGCGGGTCTTGTTCCAGATGGCACCGAACTGGCTGCCCGTCGCTGGGGTCAGTCGAATCGTGCCGGCGTTGTCCTGCCCGACCCCGCCGAACACAAAGTTGGAGGCCGAGTACGCGGTGCTGCAGTTAGCCGTCGCCTTGACCGCCGTAACTGGAATAAGCGTTACAAACCAAATAAATACGGGCAAGAACGCAAGCCATCCATTGCGCAAATATAATTTTGGCATTTAGCCGCACCCCCCGATATAGTTAGGCTAGGCTAATAGTAATAAAAAAATCCCTATTTTTGTATGAGGTAAATATACTCAATTCCATAAAAAGTTTCTGGAGAATTTATTTCTATATATTGAAAATTCAAGTTATTTATGTATTTCTCTATATCTTTTTTAGAAAAAGAAAGATCCGGAACGCCAACCGAATCCGTAAATCCTATTTGTTTAGTCTCTGATTCTGACCACGGCGTAAAGATTATTAAAACCATCTTTTTAGTAAAAGATTTTAATGCATTTGATAAAACATTTTCCCAACCGTAATTGTGCTCAAGTACGTGACGCATAAAAACACCTTCTACATTTGAAATATAGGATTCTAAGTCAACATGCTTATCAACAAATTTATTATGAGAACCATCTAAACCAATATATTTTGTTTCTGAGTTAACGACTGTTCTAAACCAACCTTTTCCACAACCCCAATCTTCTACAGTCTCACAATCAAAAAGAAACTCAGCGCCTACCCTATACGAACTAGTTAGACCATACGGTTCAACATTTTTTAAACCAGAATACCAACCATTCCATTTGTTAAAGTTTGACACATTAATCCTCTCTTGTGTGGGCGCTTATCCAAACCCAATCATAGTTTCTAAAAGTTTGTGGTAATACGTCTGGTTTGTATCCGGTCTTCCATAAGCAATAGGGGAAACTTACTTGATCCTGATAAGACCAGGTTAAATTTTGTTGATGCCACAGTTCCCCCAATTTTTTGACCGCGGGATTGGTCATATCTCTAGCTGAGACACCACACTCATACAAGCCATATTGTTCTGGAAAGTTTTCACTTTTATAAAAAGCGACCTGCTCATCAAGTGGTTCTTTTGCATACTTGGGTGGTCTTATTGTGGCTTCTCCATAGGCGCAATGTCTATTGTCAAAGTGTGGAGATACGACAAATCCATTATTCATATATGACATAATTTCCAAAACAAAATTTTCATTTGCTATTCTCATATCACCATCAATCCAAATTAAATATTTATAGTTTATTAAAAGCGGTATTGAATGAGGATTTAACTTTGGTCTTTTAGATCTCCTTCTATTGTCAAGATGCTCATCGCCCAATAGCACTGGCATCCATGGCTGCGGAACTGCTATGTTTTTATCGGTAAAATAAATATAGTCAACACCTTCTATTTTTTTTTGTTCTAATAAATAATCGTAATCTCCAGTAACCGCAGTAACAATAACTGTATTTCCGAACCAATCACCAACCATCGATTACTCCTCAAATGAGGTTATTACAGTATGGTCAACTAGTTGATCTTTTGGTGGAAGCTGTTTCCTAACCAACATTCTTTGCACCCATCTATCTGTGCCATCATATTTGGGCTGAAATGGTTTTCTACCATGTATAGTTTTGTTATTGTCTATGATTAAAAGATCGCCAGTCTTTAAAACAATTTCTTGGACGCAATTAGAAACAGCTTCTCCAAACTTATCTATAGCCATACTTGCTAATATATTTACTGGCTTCATAAGATCTTCATCATAAATCATATTATACTCACCTTTCGTTTCCTCTTCCAAAAGATGTGATGTCGTCAGTTTGTATGATTTTCCTGGCAATTTGAAACTTTGATCAATGCCAATGGTGAAAGCTGGATCTTTTAGATATTGAATTATCTCACCACTTAGTTGGGAAACTATATCTTCGACATTCGCATATGTCGTAACCGCAGTGGGATCGCCCCTAAGGCAAAGAAGCATTACATAATCCGGTTTATGCGGATGAAACGCGGCTTCCGTGTGAAGAGCCAACTCAACTTTAGATGACGTAGATATCTGCTGAGTTTCAGTCTTGTGCACGGGTACAATATTCTGTATTAAAGAACCTTGTTGCTCTTGAATATAGCTTATTGGATGACCAAATTTACTTGCATATTGTAGAAGTGTTTGCTGGGCATAGAATAAAAGGGAACTTTGAAAATATGGTTGCGCAGGAGTAGGTGGAACCACTCCGATTTCTACGTTTTCGTAAAGGGTGATACTCATTATTGATCAGACAAAATTTTTAATATTAAAAAATATAATTTAGCTAAATCACTTGGGGAAATAGAAAATACATATTCTTTTTCAAGTGTTTTAACTGTAACGCAATGAACATTAAGTAAGTCACCGCTTGAGGTAATTGATACAGTTGGCCTTGATATAATTACATTGGTTATCTGTGGCATGAAGCCATCAAAGGGATTTGTACTATCCATTTTTCAATTATATCATAGAAACTTGTTTATATGGCGTTTATATTATTTTTTCTTAAATGTACTTACATTTTTAGGTGCTTGACCCTTGACTCCTTTTTGCGGAGTGCCAGAAGCTCTTTTTCTTCTTACTGCACTTCTCTTTTGTGCGGCTGTCATTCTTGACGCCTTAGCCGCAGGCACACACTTAGCGTATCCAGAGCCACCCTTGCCAGAAGTTCCACATGGTTGGTACTTGCCCTTCTTTTTAGGCGCACCAATATTCACCCATTTTTGATCAAACCATTTAGTTAAACCAACACCTTTGGGTCCAGGCATTGTTTACTTCTTCTTACTTTTTCTTGATTTACGAGATGATTTATTAGGCACGCAGTTTGGCACCATTTTACCGCCCTTTAACTTCATGCCCTTTGCACTATATCCTTGCCAACAAGCCATTACTTTTTCTTTCTTGACTTCTTGGTGGATACAGTTTTCCATCCACCACCCATAGCCTTGTACTTTTTTGCGGCCCAAGCATTTGCATATGCACTTGGATACACATCAAATTTAGCTCTAGCTTGCGACTTGGCACTTGACCATAGTGCCGGCTTAGTTGGTTTGTTTACTTTTGCCATTGTTATTTTTATCCTTTACATTAACTTAATTATTAAAAATATTTGTATTGCATGCAGTGAAAAATAAACACAGTGCATAATTTTGTCTTTATGAATAAAATAAAATAAACTTAATTTATCTTTTATCATTATTTTTTCTTGTTAATCTTTCTTAAAGTTTTAGCAAGCGCAGCTTGCTTTCTAGTTAGAGGGCTGTATTTTTTTGGATTTTTAGAAACTGCAGCCGCAAATCCGGCTACAGATTTCCCAGCCTTTTTAGCCTTTGCGGTAAAGGCACCTGGTCTTTTGATTGCCTTTTGAATCCACTTTTTATTTTTTGTTGCCACGATAGTTTGTTTTTTTCTTTTGATTAAAAATATTTTTACCTAAACTAGCCTTTATATGATCCTCTAAATGATTATCTATTTTAGATTCAATATGCGCTACATCTTCATCTATGTCCTTAAGAACCTCGGTTATTGTTTCTAGCTGATTGGCCACCGCGGCGTGATCTCTTGTATTTTCTTTTCTACCTTTTTCAATTAGAACAACAATAATAGAACCAACAACACCAACCAGGGCTACGATTATTGCTTCCATTATAAACCTATTCCCAAATCGTCAAGAACGCGCTTGCCGGCCTTGGGGCCTTCTCCGTATCCTTTTGCCTTTTTGTAAGCCACAACAGCATCTTGTGTAGCTTGATCGAAATGGCTATTAATTAACCCCTTGTAATAGCCTCGTTCAGCTAATTCTTCCTGCAGTTTAGCTACTCTTGGGCCACCATCGCCCGGATCAAGATCGCCCCCATCGTCTTTATGTACGGTTTGGGGCTTGGGTGTTGCAAGATTTACAATTGGTGTTGAAGTTGGCTTGACAATGTTGTTATTTGCCATGTATTCTGCCACTGCCGCAGGAGGATTATCTCCGTTCGGTGTAGCGCAAGTGCCAGGGCTCCTCTGGTACCACTTCCCATGAAAATCCAAACTTGCGAACATTGGCAATAAGCCATTTAAGGCGCTTTGGTTCTCCGGCCGTATGAACGTCAACAGCCAATCCGAGTGTTGTGCTGAGATGTGCCGGGAGCCGCCAAAGAGGCTAGCTTAGGATCTTTTTTATACCACTTCTTGCCTTCAAAAGTTCTAGTAGAATTGCCATTTGGGGTTGTCGTATAGCGCTGCTTAAAGGCCGTAAGCTGTGACTCATAGGTGCGATACGTGTCGCCAGCCGAAACTGGTTTCAGTTCAATACCATCTGCCTTTGCTGCCTGAACCATAGCCCCCCAAGCTGCGGCAGTAAGCCAATGCAGTTTACCGCCGCCAGCTGCTGGACGAAGAAGAGATTCTGGCAGCTTACCAGGAGCAATACCCTTAAGATCTGCGGGTTGTTTTACCGGAACTACAATGTCCCATTCTACTTTTGGCATATTGCGCCTCTCTATCTATTAAAGTTATAAATTATTTTTTCTTTTTTTTCTTTAGAATAGCCGCCTTAATAAAGGGGGGCAACTTCTTTTGTGCGGCGGTTAAACCAGCCTCACTTTTTTTTTCTCCAGCTTTCTTTGCCGGCATTTTCTTTTTGGTGGCCATGATTAATATCCTATCTTTTTCTTGGATGACTTCTTTGTCATTTTTTTATTTGTTTTCTTTGCAGATGCTTTAGCTTTCTTTTCGTTAGCTTTTGTATACGCAAACATTTTATTTCCTACTTTATTCATTTGAAATTTATTTATTTTCTGTTTTGTTTTTAGATTTACTTTTTGTAGTTGATTTCTTTTTTACAACTTTTTCTTTTTTTTCATCTTGATTATCTGTAGTTGTAACATTATTTGCAGTTGTGACATATCTTGACATAGTAATCCTTTAATTAACAATTCCATTTTCTAAGGGCCAATGCTTTGCGCGTAGGCCTGCCTTTTTTATCTTTCATTGGGCCTGGCATGCCCCCCATTCTAGCACAAAACGACTTGCGGCGTTTTGCTGCTTTCGACCCCGGCTTAAGTTTACTTGGTTTTGTTGTAACCGCCATCTTGAGCTTGGATCCAGGGTTTTGCCTACGATAGGATGCAACACCTTTTCGGTTTAGTCCGTCCCTTGGGATCTTTACCTTCTTTGCGTTGCCATGCCGCTGTTTTAGCCATAATTTTTTACCTTTTAACAAAAAATATTTTTAATTTAATTATAACATTATACTATAGTACCAAGTTTTTTACAAATTTATTGCTATAATTTTGTTCAGAAATAACCCTGGCATGTTTGAAGCTTTTTATTGCGTTAAGAAGAACTGCTTTTTCACTATACCACATGCTTGGAACGGTATATCTATATCCATCTATAACTTTATTAACCCCATGTAAATACTTTGCGTTGCTTGGCCAAGTAATAAAACTACCCGATTTTGCTTTAATTTTTATATCATATTCAGGAAAAAATAATTCCCCACCTTCATAGTCATCATTTATATAAAATACAGAAGAAAAATCAACAAAGTCATTTGGGAGAGAGTATTCTGATTCATCAATATTTTGATTCTCATCCGTAATGTATTGAAGGCTAATAAATTCTCCGGTTACTAACTCATTATCAGCATGCACTTCTTGAGATTCGCCAGGAGACCATCTCCTTATTGCTTCGTCTTTTTTGGATACTACCCTAGTTCCATATGACCACTCTATTTTATCTTTAATAATATTTAATATATTTGTAAATAAATTAAATACTTCTGGAGTTGAGTCATAAAAACTAGTTTTTTCATCTGGGTAAGTTTGCAATTTTCCAGCTGAATAAAAAACGCTGTTTGACCATACTGTTTGATTCTTACAAAAAGATAACATCTTGTTTAAATCTTCTTTAGAATACAAGCTGTCATGAACAATTATATTATTTGGTGACGCTGGTGTCATTATTTTTTCTTAGTTTTTTTAGATCTCTTCTTTGGCTTTAAAGTTTTTTTTAATTCAATACCATACATAGAATTATTAATCCCCATTCTGGGACCACTAATATAGATATTTTTTTTAAAAGCCATTATTTCAACTCTTGGGTTTAGGTTCGGTCTTTGGGGTTGGTATTTGTCCTAGTTTTTTAGGAGCTGCGTTTCCCCTAGAAACCAACCTAAACTTAGCTAAAGACATTAAATTAATTAGTTGATTTTTTAGAACTGCCCTTTTTTGCTTTTGAGCTTGCAGCTCTCGCAGCATCTTCTGGACGAGGTCCGACCTTCTTAGCCTTTGAAGTTTTTGCTTCTTTCACTGCTTTAGCAACTTCTTTTTTGGCATCATCGATAATTTTGTCAGCTGTGGCGGCAGCGATCCCTGCTACCGCTTGTGCTTGATCTGCAAGTTCATCGATAACTTTAGCCTGAGCTTTAGCTATAGGACTATTGGGATCTAATTTCTGGGCACTAAACGCAATTGACTTTATTTTATTAATTAATTTCTTAAACATTTTTAACCTCTGTTTATTTTTAATTTTAGATGATTAATAGTAATATTATATTGTTGATAATAGTAACTCGCAAATATATGTTTTAGCTATTTTCCCTGTTGGGACTCCTTAATTAAAACATATCTATCCCCGGTCTCTTTTGAGACTATCGAAAACCCGTAAGCTGCAGCATTTTCTATGGCGGCCTGAAGGGCTTCCTTATCCTGAAGGGAAACTTCGCCCAAGGGAAGACTTATGCCCGCATAGACGTCTATATTTTCAAAATTTCCAATGTTTATTTTTCTGTTTACACCGCAAACCAAAACTGGAGATGTCGAAATACTTATTGCTGGATTAGCATTCATCATTGAATCCAATGGAGAATCTGTTGATTGTTCAAAGGCATTTTTACTTATCTTAGGCATTTGTTTCTACTTTCATTCCTAGTGCTATTAATGTATTTAAAGTTTGATCTTCTAGTGACATGTTATCTGTATTTATGATTATATCTGCTATTTTTTTAACTTCTTCTATTCCATTTTCTGAGGTATGCTTTGATTGATCTTTTGTCGGAACAAATCCATCTCTCTTGAGTAGTCTATTATTTAAGGTTTCCTCAGAAGCATCGAAGCATATTAAAAATCCATTTGGTTGTTTTTTTATTGCCGCTGCCTCGTTTGCATATCTAACATCTGATATAATTATTGCCATTTTTGCTTCGTCTACATCTTCGCTCTCATTACAAAATTGAGTATATAATTTATAGCTCTTAATGAGAGCCCAGTGCACAAAACAGTCTGGATAATTTTTTCTACAAACATCACCCACTTGTTGAAGAAATTCTCTAGGCTTTACGCCTTCGGGTTCAATCGACAAACTCTCAATTTCGTAAACCATTTGTACAAATTTTTCATAATCTGGCATGTTCCCAATTGCTGAGCCACCATATAGTTCATAAAGAACTGAGTGTAAAGCAAATAATTTTCTAGATTTTTCATTTATGCCCATTATATTTTTTTTGATAGAAGCCATTTCATACAGTGGTAAAGCAAAAAATAAATGATCCCACCTATAGCCAAATTTTACTGCGTCCAAAGAACCTTTCGGTACAATAGATTCAGCTACAGATGTTTTACCACTGCCAGCCTTACCCGCTAAACCTATTATTATTGGTTGATTATCTCTAAACATTTGCATAGGTATAGATTATATCACATTTCTTTCTGCTTCTTTTCTAGTTGATCTAGAAAAGTATGTGCTAAATAATCTGGTTCCCAAACTAAATTTCTTGGCACTTGTATGAGTCTAAATCTATATTCTGATTTTATTTCTTCAATTGTCATTAACAGCGGAAACAGCGCTGGGCTTTTGCACTTCCATGATCCATTTACCTGATTAGCAACCACAGCTGAATCAGTATAAATAATTGGATCAATAAAGTCAGACAGGGCACATATAAGAAGTGCTGCTATTACTGCCTCATATTCAGCTTCATTATTGGTTCTAGATCCAAGACCCCTTGCAAATTGCGCAACCTTTTTTCTATTTTTATAGACAACTGTTGCACACGCTGCCTCTCCTCTTTTCTTTTGTCCTTGCCCTCTAGAAGCGCCGTCACAAAAAACTTCTATATTCATTAGTCTATTTTTACATCTACTAAAATATTTAATTCTTGTGCTCTTTTTTTTATATTATCTTCTTGACTCTTGGAGTTAGCCATGTATGTATTAATAAGAAGATATCTGCTACCCTTATACTCAACTTGAGTTGGAAAATTTAATCCATCTTTTTTTTCTGAGTAAAATTCGTCTACTTTGTTTACATTTTTATAGTGTCCAATAAACATAAATTATCCTTTAGTATGTTTTAAAATCTTCATCTAAGTAATAACCCTTAGATTCTCTGCTCGATGCTATTTGCATCGATTGAACTTTATCCATAAGTTTTCTAGCTGACTCAGAAGCTATTCTAGCAGAACCCTCTAATGATTCAGCTAAATTTACAATAGCTTCACACGTAATCAGTGCAGAATACTCTGCTTCTGCGGCTTCCATAGCGGCGGCTTCTCGCTCAGCTTCGTTCTTTCCAACTCTAGAAGATTTATAAACTTTTTTATATTTTCCTTCTATTAACTTATAATTTGCTCTTGCCATGCCGGCGAATCTAGCTGATCTTCCATAAACATTAGAAGTTCTTGCTACAAGTGAAGCCAGTTTGTCAAGACCAAGATCGACAACGTCTTCTTCTGGTATTTCTATAAAATATGGATTATCTTTACTGCTACCTACATAAGAGTTTATTACTTCTTGAATCTGAGGATTTAAGAAATCAGAAAGAAGATGCTGTAATTTTTCTATGTTTTGAAGATTCATTAAATTTCCTTTTTTATTTTTAAGTCTTTTATAAGTTCTTTCATGTCATGTTGTATTATAATATCTCTTAATTTTAACTTGACCTTAGACAAATGTTCTCTTACTGTGTTTGGGTGTTCGTTTATTTTTTGAGAGATTTCACTTGATTTTTTTCCATCCACAAACCTCCATTTTATCAGCTGTCTTTCCTGAACGGTAAGTTGATCGAATGGTGGAATAGTTTTTTCTCCAAGAACCCACATTTCATTTAATTCGTCAGTAGCAATAAATTGTTCTAATGTATATTCAATTGGCTCTGGCTTAAATCCAACCTGCTGATTATCTTCGTCTTCATCATATGAGTCGTCAGTAATTAATGGAAATGTTTTTCTTCCTAATTGATCTATTAAAAAAGTATCTACATTCTTTTTTAAAAGATAAAAAAAATAACTGTATAAAAAACCACTAAATGGTATAGGACCCTTTGCGGAATCTTTTCTTTCATATCTTTTTATACATTGAAAAAAAGTCATACTAATAGTTTGTCTTATATCTTCTTCATCTCCATATCTTTTAGCCATATATTGTATGCCGGCTCATAACCTCTTGAACATGTTTATAATTTGGTTTATTTAATTTGTTTTTCATTAAAGCAAATCTTACATAAGAGTTTTTAACGAATAAACCTATAAATCTTCTAATATCATAATCGTCAAGATTATATCTACCATGATATAGAAGTGACACGTATTTTGTTAAAAAGTTATTAAATACTTTTAGTAATTCTTGTTGAGCTTTTGAGTCTTCTTTTTTTGCTCTTGCAATCAAATCTTGCATTTCCGATTCTGCAAGATTGTAGTACTGTTCTTTATAGGCGGCCATAAATTATTTTCCTTCCCAATTTACAACCAAAGAGCTGTACTCTGTTCTTATATCTTCATAATATATCACTATTGGGACCTCTAATTGTTCCATAAATTCAACAGCGTCTTTTGAATACTTACTAATGATGCATATTAGTTTTTCAAATTCTTTTGGATAGTACCTTTTAAATCTTTTTAACTTAACTTTACTTTTTATATCTAGGTATCCCTTTATTTCAATCCACTCTCCAGTTTTATTAATAAAAAAATCTGGAGTGTAACCTTTGGTTCCCCTTTTAATCGGGAACGAAAATACTGTTGGTTCAAATTCAAACTTAATACTATATCCATTAAGTATTCTTACAAAATTAGCTTCCCAATTAGATCTTACGTTAAGTTGTATATCAGTTCTAAATCCAGTTTTAGTATTCTTATATGCGTTGCCCTTACTAGCAATTTTTTTTACAGCATGGTCTGTTGCTGGTAAATTTTCTAATTTTGTTTTAGAAAAGGTTGGAAATTCTTTTGAAGATCTCGTAGAAAAAAACGTCTTTGAGTTGACAATCTCAGTTTTCATGTAGTAACCTCTATCTTACTCATATCATAATATAACTCTTAAGAAACATTATACTTTATAAAAGATAAAAATACAAAAATATGTTGCAGGAGTTGCAACAGAAGGTAAGGAAAGATATAATGGAAACTATGACAACAAAAACAGAGCTGTTTAACAGCATCAAACAAGCAATAAACCACAATGTAATCGATAGCCTTCAAGAGGCTGGTTACAGCAACACAACGGCAACCAAGCTGGTTACTCAGTTTGAGGGCCTTGAAGCCAATGATTTGGTCTTTGAATCAGATTCAAGCTTCTAATTAATATAATATTAAAAATTCCCCCGCAGAAATGCGGGGGTTTTTTTATGCTCTAGCCGCTTTTTTGTTTCTAAAAACACCGGTGCCACACACACCGCTTTTTGCGTGATCGCAATAACTGCAGGCCCTAGAGTTTGATGTAGCCGTAAATGAATTATCATTAATAATTTCATTTATAGAATCAATTACATTCTGCTTAAGTATTTCAAGGTCTTCTTTGGAATAGGTATGGCTTTTGTGTTTGCCAGACCTTAAATAGTATAATTCAGCTGTTATTGTTTTATTAGGAAACAGTTCTGAAGCTGCTATTGCATATATTCCCAATTGGAGATTACTCGGAATGCTTTTTTGAGGGAGTTCCCATTTACCAGTTTTATAATCAACAATTGTTACCTGATCGCCAACAACATCTATTCTATCTATAAAACCAACTATTAAATGATTTCCCAATACAAATTTAAACGCATATTCTTTATCATATATATTAAATTGAGTATTTATATTTTGATCATAAAATTCATTAAGTATTTCTGTGCCTACAGAAATAAGTTCTTTTGATATTTTTTGATCCGGATCATATGATTCTTTACTTTTTTGATATTCAATTTCTATTTCAGAATAATCCAAACTAGAATCATTACTTATAACATTTTCTAAAACTTTATGAACAATATTCCCGAAGCACTGCAGCTTCGCCAAATAATCTTGGTTCTTTTAAAATATAAGAATAAAAATATTTAGCTGCACATTGTTTATATGTATCTATTCTTGAATAAGAAAATTCAGTAAGAGATAGTCTTTGCAGTGGGTCTAGATCTTCTAATTTTTTAATTTTTATTGTCATTTAATTCTTCACGTGGATCGTATACAATATTTCCTTGGGCGTCATATTCTATGCCATCTTTGTCTATTGTATGATTATTAATCATATTTTTATAAAAATTTTCTCCAACGGCAACCCAACCTGAGTTTCCTATTTCCATAAAATCATCTTCTATATATGGCCAAGACATACTATTTTCCTAGTAAACTGAAATTACTGTATCGTTTATTGAGTCCATATTAAAATAGTAATTCAATAAACCATATATATCATATAGTTCTTGTTTTGTGGCCCAAAAACCAACTACTCCGGACTGCACAAAATACGATAGCTCGGATGCCTCTCCGTGCTCGTATTCAATCAGCGTAATGTCTCCAAGTAACATTCTTCCAACTTCTTTTTTATTATTCATATTAGTCCTCGTATATTGTTATCGGATTAAAATTTGGGTCGTCCATTTTTTCTCGCATATCAGATACGTAAGAATCCCAATCTTTTTCGTCTTCAGATTTTTTTTCATACTTTACGGTACCTTTAAACGGATTAGTTTTAAATCTTGTAATTAAAAGTTTACCCTGTTTAGTTCTCCATCTCAAAATGCCGTTTTTACAATCGCAAAAATCATCATTGTGAACGTCAATTTTTCCAGCTGGATCGTATCTACCGCTACAGTCATTACACTTTGTGTATCTACCTTTATCTTGACATCTACTGCACGAAGAGCAATATACCCAACATGGTTTCGTCGATGGGTTTTGATAAGATCCAGAAAGTGTCATTATTGTATCTCCAACTCTAATATTTTTTCTACTATTGGCACTATTTTTGTCGATGCCAGTGTATTAAACTTGTAAATAAATTTATGTTTATTATCGCAAATTTCCAAAAAAACAGGTCTATTACCTTTATTATTAGATATTATATCATATATACTATCTATTGTCACACTGCCTATATTATTTTTTAAATTAAAAATAATTGGTTTTCCACCAGTAAAAATTTTTTGATCAATTTTTTCTGATGAATTATAAAATATTTTTATAATAGAATTTTCTTCATCATTTTCTTTGTTTAAATTTCCACTTACAATTAATATATCTCCAGCATTAAAGTAATCACTAGGTATTTCTTTTGCCGCCCTTGGAAAAACAATAACCTCTACGTTTGACGAGATGTCTTCAAGGTTTAATTTAAACATCTTATCGCCTTTTTTAGTCGTCATTTTTTTAACGGAATTAATTATTCCACCAATTTTTACTGGAGTACCGGAATCATAAGAACTAAGATCAATAATTTCACTTGTAATTTGGTTTGTAATTACATCCCATATTCCCATGACGGGGTGGCTGGTAACATATATTCCTAATTCAGATTTTTCTTTTTCTAGAATTTGCAATTCAATTCTTCTACTAATCTCTACATCATTATCATCTATTAGTTCATCCAATGCACCAGCCAAAGCAAGGTGTTCTAATGTTGATTTTTTTAAAGTTACTGGATCACATCTTCTATAGAAATCATACATACTTGTATATGGTTTTTTTAAATCTCTTGCATGCACTATGCTTTCTGCAATTGTCATGCCAATACCATCAATGGCAGATAAACCAAACACTATTGAAGAATTATCTACTACTTCAAAATCTATTCCAGATTTATTTATTGATGGAGGAAGTACATTTATCCCTAATTTTCTACAATCAGAAAGATATAAAGCTTGCTTGTCTTTATTCCCAACAACAGAGCTCATCAAAGCTGCCATATATTCTACGGTATAATTTGATTTTAAATATGCGGTAGTATAAGAAATCATTGCATAACTAGCGGCGTGTGCTCTATTGAATCCATATCCGCCAAAATACTCAATGTCCGAATAAATTTTATTAGCTTTATCTTCGACTATATTTGAAACCTTAACGCAGCCATCTACAAACTTTTTTCTAAATAAAGAAATTTTATCTATTTGTTTTTTTCCTATAGCCTTACGCAAATCATCTGCTTCAGCTGAACTAAAACCAGCCAACTCTCTAGCAACACCAAGAACATCTTCTTGATAAAGCATGATGCCTAGAGATGGACCTAAAAAGTTTTTGAGCTTGGGGTGATCGTATGATATTTTAGATTTGCCGTTTTTTCTATTTATATAAAGTTTGTCCATTCCAGAACCCATAGGACCAGGTCTGTGCAGCGATATCAGCGCCATTATGTCTTCAATGCTCTTGGGTTGAAGCTGAATCATCATCTCTCTCATACTATTTGATTCAAGCTGAAACACTCCAATACAGTTGCCCTTGCATAATTCTTCAAAAGTTTTTTTATCATCTAAAGGAATTTTTTCTATATCTAATAATATTCCTTTTGTTTTTTCTATCAACTTAATACATGAATCTATTACGCCAAGATTTCTTAAACCCAAGAAGTCAATTTTCAATAGGCCACATTGTTCTACTCTACCCATATCCCACTGGGTGACAAGTGGAGCATCGGCTCCTTTTTTCATAATTGGAAGATAATCTGTTAGGGGACCCTTGGATATAACAACACCAGCTGCATGTATTCCAGTTTGTCTGACTAAACCCTCTAAGCCCATAGCGATGTCTACAATGAGCTTTGAATCCGCATTTGTATTATATTCTGATTTAAATTCTTGAACCTCCATACACTCAGACAAGCTTTTTGAAATTCCCAAAACAGGAGCAGGAACAAGTTTTGCTATTTTATCTCCGGATACAAAATCATAACCCAACGCTCTAGCCGAATCGCGCAAGGATTGTCTAGCCCCAGTTCTGTTAAAAGTACAAATATGAGCAACTTTGTCATCTCCATATTTAGATCTTGCGTATTCAATTACACTATCTCTATGTCTATCATCAAAATCAAGATCGATATCTGGCATTGACTTTCTTCCTTCTACCAAAAATCTTTCAAACATCAAACCAAATCTAACTGGATCTAAATTGGTAATATCAAATGCATAGGATAAAACACTACCAGCTGCCGAACCTCGGCCCCAACCAACTCTTATTTGATTATCTTTAGCCCATTTAACTAAATCAGAAACTACTAAAAAGTATTCAGAAAATCCCATTTCTTTTACTACTTTTATTTCATGATTAGCTCTATCAATTATATTTTGGGGAACAGGATCACCGTATCTTTTCTTCAGTCCATCCCAAGCCAATCTTTCAAAATACTCAATTGAATTTTCTTTTGTAGGTATAGGAAAATCTGGAAAGTGTATCTCTCCAAAATTTAGATTAATATCTACTATGTCATTGACATGCATGGTGTTTTTTAATAATTCATCAGAAAACACAGAAGACATTTCATCATAAGATTGAAGGTAAAATTTGTCACCGGAAAAACAAAACCTATTGTGAGTATGTACATTGGAGTTAGTGGCCACACAAAGCATTATGTCATGGGCCTTAGCATCTTTCTGATGCACGTAGTGACAGTCGCCAGTAGGGACTACCTTAGCACCTATCTTATCTGCTATCTTAATTAGATCTGGAATAATCTTTTTTTGTTCATCTAAATCATGATTTTGTATTTCAATAAAATAGTTTTCTTTACCCACTATAGACTGCATTGCTGCAGCATGGTTTAATGCCGCGTTGTAATCGTTTCTAAGCAGGGCTTGGGATACCTCTCCGTTGAGACAGCCGGACAGGACTATAATGCCATCTGAGTGCTGAGAAATTAAATCATGATCAACCCTAGGCTTTACGTAATATCCTTCAGTAAAAGCTCTGGATGACATTTTGATTATGTTGTGGTAACCTATATTGTTTTTGGCTAATACAGTTATATGATATGGGCCTCTTTGCTCCCATTCATTTTTTGATGGGCCAGATCTTTCTTCTTCATCTCTGTCAAATCTAGTTTTTCTTGCTTGATAAAATTCAGAACCCAGTATTGGTTTAACCCCAACCGCTTTTCCAGCGTCATAAAAATCCAGCCAAGAGTGTATATTGCCATGATCGGTTGTAGCTATGCCAGTCATCCCCAATGACTTAGCTCTTTCTAAATATTCTTCAATTCTACCGTGCCCATCAAGCACCGAGAAAACGGTATGATTATGTAAATTGGTCCAATTCTTCAAACTACAATCCTCTCTCGGTATCAGAATTGTCCAAAGCTTGATCTCTAGTTTCCCTATAAGTTATTAGAACAATTCCACCACAGTATTTACATGGCACTGGTTTTCCAGCTTGGGCAAATGGACTATTGTACATGTAGTTCATTGGTTGATCAGATTTACACTCGGAACACGTTCCTATAACATCATCTGGATTATTAATATTATTTGTCATTTATTGTTTTCTTTTTTATTTTTATACGCAAATCTTATTGGAGATGGATTTGATACTTCTGTTCCTTCAACAAATTTATTTCCTATTGTAATCCATTTCTTTTTTTTCTCTAAATGACAGTCACCACATCCAACCCCAACTGCATTAGCTCTTTCGCATGTATATGGTCTACCCCCAATGCCCAATTGTCTTCTTTTGATCCAATCATTTATGTGACTTGTTGATTTTTCGTAGTTAAAATCATCACACAAACCAAGGATACTATATAAAAATTTAATTGAATCTTCACTATAAGTTAATATAGAACACAGAAAAAGTCTAGATTCATGATCTAATTTACCAGTTCTTTTAGCGCTCTCTATATGCCTATTTATTGCAGAACAATTTTTTAATAATTCTTTTTCTGTAAAAATTTTTTCTGTTGTTTTTAAAGTTTTAAAGGCCGAGGATCCTTTTTTATTAAAATAATCTAAAAAATCTTTTGATTTTTGTTTATCAATTTCCATATCATATGTAAAGTCTCTAAACCATTCGTTGGCCCTTAAATCAAAAACCTGTTCTTCAACCGCATTATTTGACTTTGTTTTGCAATACAATTTAATATCTTTCAAACTAGAAAATAATATATTTTTTGGTATTAAGTTTTTATATAAACCAGTTTCTTGATGCTTGGATCCTGGATATCTCCACATTCTTCTGGCATCATATACGCTAAAATCTATTGATTCTATATTTAAATTTGATTTAATCTTACTTGCGATATACCTAAAAATATTTGGTAAAGCGTTAGATGGATTTATTCCAAGTGCTATTGATTCACACTCAATATGAAAACCTTTTTTGCCAGTAAAATATACTAATAAAGATTTTTTGGGTATATATTTTTCTAAATATAAATATAATACTTTACATTCTTCCCAAGATTTATTTGGATCAGAATTATCTAAGTCAAAATATAATGATCCAAGCCTTATCGCCTTATCTATATCCAAAGAGTTATAATGCCAAACAGAGGTGTATATACCAACATTATCATACTTTTCACAGTATTTTTCCATATCATATATAGAAGTAAATCTTGGGTTTTCTCCATCTTTATCTCTGATAATTCTAGATAGAGATGGAACATACTTTGCTGTTTCAACAAGATTCCATGAACTTAGGTATCTTGTTGGGTCAGATGGAATTTTCATAATATCTTTTTTTTATTTTCTATATTATTTATATTACAAATTATTATTTTATTATCATTATTCATTAAATTACTGTTTGCTCTATAGTAAACAGATTCTGATATAAGATATTCTAAACAATTTAGAAGGTAATTTCTTCTTCTAATTCTTTTTTCCGGTTCCATCTTTTCTCCATATTGGATTTATCAAATCGCTATCTTCTATTATACTATGTATTTTTGATGCGATGTTATCCGCAATGTGAACAATATAATCTAAATAAGTTATAGGATATGTTTCTGGGACTGGTGACCATGGACCCAAATGACATCTAACCAATCTAAGTATTGATTGAACAATATCTTCTGATAGGTACAGAGTAGAAGATTCTGATTCTGAAGAAAATTGTTTGTCAGTTTTTTGACAATTAGAAATAAATTTTCCAACTGTATAGGGGTGCATTGGATCATATTCAAACTTATTCGAATCCATATTTTTTACGCCCTTACAAACGTCGTGTATGAGGCATGCTGATATAACTATATCTTTTTCTTCCAAAGAAAGATTGTAAGATTCGCAAAGAAGATTTGCTATTCTAACTACTCTTTTAGTATGAAGAACATTTCCGCCCTCGCCGTGCTCGTCCGCCGGGTGATACTTTCCACTAAAACTTGATGGTATTTTCCAGAATGAATCAGCTTTTATTAGTATAGATCTAACAAAAGATTTTATACTTTCATCATTAATTAAATTAATTTCATTTAAAATGGAATCTAAAATTTCGTTTTCAGAAGATAGTGAACTATGTTCTTTTTCACTTATTAAGATATCATCTAGTATTGATTTAGTCATTATTTTTATCCTTTTTCCATCCATCCCATTTTGAACACGGTGTATCAAAAGGGCATTTTTTACAGTATGATATAAGTCCTCTTTTGGGAGCAAATATTTCGGTATTTAATAACTTTTCATGCCACAGTTCTAAATTATTTATGTCAGAATCTGTAACTATAAACTCAGAAAAATTTAAATTTTGGCTCATTAAATCTATAATTCCAAACTTTACTTCAGACATTCTTTCCGGATGTCTAGTTTCAAAACCTTTATACTGAACAGCAAAATCTATCTTATATTGATCTCTATTACTTTGTTTATAATTAAACATTAATTTAATAACATAAAAAATTTTATCTTTATATAAAATAACATCAAAAGTATCTGATATATTATTTCCATTTTTTCCTGGAATAAAATAATCATCAGCTATTGCTACAGGAATATAATTTGAATCACTATATTTTTCGTAGAACATTAACAACGATGCAGCTGCTTTTGATGTTAGGCTTGACATGTTTCCATACGCTGTTTCGTGTTGTTCTGTAACAATGTCATACGAAGTTATGCCCTTAGGAAACCACATTTTTTCCCACCTATTCAATAAAGCTGAATACGAAGGTACAATTCCAGATTGTTTTTTAAAGAAGAAAAAATAAATAATATTTTTTATAGTATTTTCAAATTTATTTGTATAAATATCTCTTGAATATATTTTTTCTGCGGCCTTTTCAACATGCCTATAATCATATAGTCTTTCACATATTTGAAAATCTTTAAGACCATTTACTGTAATGTTTGACATTAATGAAAATCCTTACCACTTAATAGCTCATCAAGTAGTGAGTCGGATGAAGTGTATGAATTATCTGTTACTGGTTCATATTCTTCATATGTTTTTTTATAATCTATATATTTAACCAATGGTGGATCGTGCAGAAATGAAGATCCAGTGATTCTGTTTTTGGGTATCTGGAGCTGCATAATATTTTCATCTTCCGTCTCATCATCTGTTGCTAGTCTTTTTTCGGTTAAGAATATAGTAACCGCACATTTTTGTTGAATAGTTAATGATCCACCAGTATCAGACTGCTGAACCACTTCGCGTTTTTCTTTCATTCTATTTGCGTTTTCTTGTGCCGTGATGATAAGTGCGCAATTCATATCTCTAGCTAATTTTTCTAAACGAACCATCATCTCTTCAAATTCACCCCATCTTGGCTTACCCTTGCCCCTAGTAAACATAGATTGTATGGTGTCAATTATAACAATGTCTGGCATCATAGAATTTTGTCCTATTATATCTCTTAGCCAAAATTCTAGGTCTTCAAAATATGGAGTATCCGGATCATGTCTAACCATCAATCTGTTTCCCCAGCTAGAAAGTTTTGTTTTAAATATTTCTAAATATTTAGATTTTTCTTCTTCAGACCATTTAGATAGTTCTAAGTATACGTTTTTTTCTATTATCTGCGTCATTAGAATTCTTTCCCAATGCCCAATAGCCTCTTCAAAATTTATATAAAGAACTCTATACCCATTGTCTAGCCAGTTATTTGCTAGGCATTTTGCAAATGTGCTTTTACCCTTTCCTGAAGCGGCTATTATTGCATGGACTGCGCCTCTAAAGAAACCACCATCATCCGTATATCCCATGGCTCTATTAAGAGCTTTAAACTGTGTTGGCAAGAAGTTTGGAATATCCAATAGAGAATCAACCCTATCAATTATATCAAGACCAGTTATTACTTTATCTAGAGGGTTGTATTTAATTTGATTTTCTAGTTCTCTGATCTCTGATGTAAGAGTTTGAACTCGCGCAATATCTTCTTCGGTTTTAAGACCTTTTTGGGTAAGAATATTTTGTAGTTCTTGCAAATAATTAATTTGTTTTCTTTTGTTTGCCTTATGTCTAATTAATTCTGTTATAGCGTCAGGACTAGATAATTCTATTGAATTAAGAATATCTAACATTATTGTAATTCCGGCATTGCCCCCCAATGCCTCGTATATATTAGAATCACTTTGTAGCCAAGATTTAAAAGCTATAGGATTAACTATATTTAAATTAGTCGCCTTATAAAAAGACAAAAGAGCTACATAAAATTCATTAATTCCTTTTTCTCCGTGGATTGTACCAACTATTTGTTCTGGAAGATTTTCATAAAAGTATGATATGGCGCCCTCGTGCCTAATGGCTAATGCAAATATGTGATACTCTAAAGGTACAGAGTCTTTACTTATTTCGCTTATTGGTTCCATTTTCATTTCTTTTTTGTTTTGCTAATCTATATGCTTTTTTTCTATACTCAGAATTCTTCTTCTTAACCATTTTATAGGCTGTTGTGTTCACAACTTTACTTTTAGGTTTATCTTTTGGAACAAATGGACTATGTCTAATTGCTTCCATAATTCTTTCAAAAACAGATTCTTCTGTTAACTTATCATTATATCTAAAAACAACAAGTGCAATTCCGTTCTGCTTACAAAATTCCATTTTTTTAATGTCCCTTTGAATGGCTTCTTCAAATTCATATTTAGAATCAAAAAATCTTTGAGTATAAAAAAAATGTTGTCTACCATGATATTCGGCGGCAACTTCATAACTAGGACAATAAACATCTAATTTAAGTCTATCTCCAATATGAAATTCATTGATTATTTTTTCACCAGGTAATAGTTTTTGCATTATTGAAGTTAGTGCTGTTTGTCCTCTAGACATCTTTTTCTTAGAATTTTTTAACCAATTTAAACCCAATCTATTTATTTCTTTATTCAGTTTATTTATATTCCATCCAAGTTCTTTGGCTATTTCAGACAAAGACATAGATGTGTCAAACAAAAGATCGGTTAAATGATCTAGCTCTTCGCTATCTTGAGGATAGCTATGCATATATTGCACTTGTTGATTGCTGATTATTATCCTTTGTAAAATTTAAAGCCTTGCCTAAATCAATAATTGACATGTTTAATTCATTCCATATTTTGTGAGACAAAGCAAGCCCCAATGAACTACAGTCTAACAGGCAGTATTCAACTTTATTATTTAATTTTGTTAATTGATCAAATATTTCATCATATTTTTTATACATACTTGCATATGATATGTTGATAATGTTTTCTTTTAATCCAAGTACGCTGGAAATTCTTTTTTGATCATGCAATGAAACAACTACTGAGGGTGTATTTTTGATATAAAAAGAAATAATAGAATCGAATACTGGTTTATTATTTTCAAAATAATATTCAAATGCGTTAGGGTAATGATAGTATGTTTCTTTATTTAATCCAATTGTAGAATACTTTCCATCATGGATTTCTTTCATTAAATCATATGAAACATTTTTCATTACTTTATCGCCAGAAATATTAATAGAACTGATTATTTCTTTAGAAATATTTGATGGAAATGATTTTTCATTTTTTTTATTTAAACCTATAATTGAAGACTTGGATATATTAATGAAAGCAAATTTTTTATTACTGTTCATCAAACTAGTTAATTGAATAAGTGATTTATTTATATTTTTCATATTTACTCCTTAAAGTCCAAAGTTTCCCCAGTTTATTAAGACTGGATTTTTATCTAATATAGAATTAATATGAGATAAATTATGATACTTACCGCCGTCTATCTCAGAATATCTCTTGTATTTTTTTTGTTTATCTTCATCAAAGATGTAACCCAAATGCTGCATTACAAGGCCTGAATTAACCCAAAAATTCCTTCTTTTAATCCACTCGTATACATATGTGGGTTCAGATCCACAAGCTAATGCTCTGTCATTAAATTGACCTTTAGATATAAATCTAAATATTCTTGAACTATTATTTGGGGCCCAAAATTTATCTACTCTATATTTTGTTTCATCCCACATGTGATAAAACCTCACATTTACTACATCATGTTCACTAGAATCTAAAATTGTTTTTATATCAACAGAATTAAGATCATCTAATCTATAAAGCATTTCGTCGCAGTCTATTGCTAATATCCAATCACCTGGATTGGCATGTTTTTCTAGATTAGACCAAGCCTCTGTTCTTAATCTTCCTTCATGAATAGCAAATGTTGGCTCTGCTGTTTGGTATACGTGAGCATAGTCTGATGCTATGCTCATCGTGTTGTCGTTTGAGCAGTCGTCAGTAAAAACAATTTCATCAACCTGACTTGAAATTCTGCTTAATACATTTTTTAAAAATCTATTTTCTTCATTTCTTCCGACTATTTGAGCAATGATTTTTTGTTTAGACATTTTTATCCCTAAAAATAAAGGGGGTGATAGCTATTTAACTACCACCCCCTATTCAATAATAATTAGTTTTGTGTTTGTTCTCTTGCCTCAACAGCTGTAATGCGCTGAACATCAACATCTTTGAACAAAAGCTCTCCACGAGTTCCAGTCAACTTGCGCGAATTGCCAGATGCAATCTTCTGTGCCTCAGCCACAGTAGGTGCCTTAACAATTGAAGTTGTTGTAATTGTGAAGTATTTGAATTTATTTTCAGACACTAGTTTTCCTTTCGGCTATTTGTTTTGTTGGTTTGTATTGCACTTATATATTACATCTTAATGTGTGGTTAACGCAAGTTCTTCTAATGAAATTTTATAATAATTTTTTAAATAATCGATGCTTTTAATTTATTTCTATAAAAAAAGGCTGAGATTATTTTTTGTCCACTAACTATTATTTCACTTCTATGATTTAATTTAGATAAAAATAATACTAAAGAATTTTTTTTGGGCTTGAACGTAATGCTTAAATCTGGAAAAGATAAATTTCCACCCTCGTAATCTTCATTCATATAATAAACACAACTATATTCCATTGGTTCTTTATCATTATGAAAATCATTGTGATTCATTTGATAATCTCCTTTTTTGTAAATATTTATACAACCTAGATAGGGAGTGTCTTGCCAATGACAATAGTGAGAGCCACCCCAAATCCCCTCCACTGCATTTTGTGTTTGTTTTTGTAAAGAAATAAAAGTATCTTTTATCTCTGGTAGATTATTATCTACCATGATATAACTCATTTTGTATGCGTTTGGTGAGTTAATATCTAAATTATTTTCATATCTTTGAAAATTTAATTTGTTTTTATTATTTGTAATAAAACTATAAATTGTGTCATGTAAAGGAAAAAAATTATTTATACAAAAAATGTTTTCATTAATTTTTTTCACTAGATAATTCCTTAATTGGCCAAAAGTAGCTATCTGGATAAAACTCTTTATAATACTCTATGTCAGATTCGTCTACAAAGTACTTGCAATAATGTTCCCAATTTTTTTTCAATAGATTAGATCTGTGAGATTTATGTACGCGTTCGTCACCCAGCCAATGCGGCATTTTTGCTTCAGTCAATATTGTTTCAAAAGACATATTATTTTTGTATCCTCTTTTTATCCATTCTGTGAGAGTAAAATTTTGATAGGTTTGCAGAGCAGCCTCGTAGCCTCTCCACATTCTAGTAACTGGATGATTTCGCCAACCTTTTGTTTGAGTACGTTCAAGTAGTATATTTAAAACCTGAAAAGTTTCTACTCTTTGTTTTCCTAAACGTTTTGAATCTAAGACAGAAACTGATTTTTGAAAATCAGCGTAGGGTAAAAATGTTTGCATTAATTTAATCCAATTCTAAAGGCATGACGATTATTGGAGTTTGATCGCCAATCCAAGCTCCAATGCAATTATACTCAATGTATTCTATCGCTTCTTCATGGCTCATGCCATCTCTAGCTACGCAAACATCAATCATTTTTTCCCAAGAATAAACAGCCAGTAAAGGTTCATTTATTCTTTGTGACAAACCAATTAATGCCTCATCAAAATTATCCATTAAAACGACACTTTTTTTTATGTCATTTAAATATTGATTTAGTTTTCCCATTTAATTGTAAATTTTTCTTTAAATTCTTTTCTAGTATAGGGGAATGGAATAACGTGTCCAGCATTTAAATGTAAGTTTTCAATAACATTTTCTGAATCATCTTCAAAAACTGGTGTTCTAAAATATTTAGAATTTGTCCATTCTTTTTCGATACGATCAGCCTCCATATCAAGCCATTTAGTGCCTAGTCTTTCGTAAAGACGATTCCATTTTTTAGAACCTTCATAATTATGAAGAATAAAAGTTCTTACAATAAATTTTTGTCCATTTGTAATTGGTTCTACTGCGTGAAAATATGGATAAAAACTAGGAAAAACAATTACATCTCCTTTTTTAGGTTTGTAATAATTTATTGTAAAATTATTTTCATCGTAAAAAGAAATTTCTCCATCTTCGTAGTCGTCGTTTAAATATGCTACTACTGTAAATAAATGATGATCTTTTTTTGATTCCGTATCAAATTGATGTGCATCAGTGTGATAGAACATCGCTAATCTTTTTTCTAGTTCTGTTACTCCATGCATTACATAGTCTAATGGTGCACAATAAAGTTCATAACTATTACTTGTAATTTGATAATCTTTAATATCATATTTTAAATAACCAATATTTTTCCATTCATCTAGGTGTTCTTGTTCAATTTTCATTATTGAATGTTTTAACTCAATTAACATATTATATTCTTTTTTATAAATTTGATTTATACTATCAAGATCAACATTATAAGTGTAGTTTGTTTTAGAAACAAAACCAGTTTCATTCCACGTTTCCCATTCATTTATAAATGAAGTTTTAATTTTTTCATCTTTAGTTTTTTTTAAAAAAGATAAAATTTCGTCTACATTTGATAAATAATCTCTATATACGGAGACGTGGGGTATTAAGTCTATTTTTTTCATTTAAATTCTGTCCAAGTTTTGTCGCCAACACCAAAATATTCACGAGCAAGACCCGCTGCAATTATATCGTTGTTCAGGCAGTTGCCCGCCTCATTCCAAACTCTTGCCAATACTCTTCCGTACTTTTCGTTTTTATTAATAATAGTTTCAATTTTTACTTTATGGTTTGCTTTAGTAAGCCATTGATCAGTAAACTCCTTGGCAGCTAAGCCCATCTTCTTTTCTTCTAAGTTTGATGTTCGACTTTCTGGAGTATTGACGCCATATAAACGTACCCTACCCTTTTTAAGCGTATCAAAGCCAAGATCGATAACAATATCAAATGTATCGCCATCAATTATCTTTTTTACTTCTGCGTTGTATATCCATGGATTTAATTTTTCTGACATATTAATCTCTTTCTATTCCTATAGTATCGCATGCTTTGCGAAATATTGATTGACTAGTTTTGAATTTGGCGTCTGCATGGCTGTAACCTTCTCCCGGCTTAGGGGACGAAGCATGCCAGCTATGGCCAATTGATACAGAACCGTCATACACTACATTATAGCCTAGATGTCTGGCAAAATACGAACACCAGGTTTCTTCATAGTAGTGGGGCGTGGGCAGAAAAGCCCCCACCGCATTTGGCACCAACTGTCTGTACTGCTGATTGTAGGTAAGGTTATTCCAGACGTATCTTCTGATGAAATATGCGGATCCAGAAACCGTAACGCATTTTACCCTATCTTTGTAGAGGCGGTCGGCCATATCCGGCTCCATCCAGCCCCTATGTTTTGGGGCCGTGTTGGTTCCAATAATTCCAGCATGCCTTATGAGGCCATATTCGTCTCTTTGCTTGGGTCCCAATATGTGTATGGTTGGGTCACTGTCAAAAATGTTTTTTATGCAATTTACATCATTATTTGTTAACCAAAAATCTGCATTTAAAAGTCCAATTATTTCGCTAGACCCTCTTGCGGCCAATTGATTGCAGGCAGCAGAATAACCTATATTTTGATTTAGGCAGAGCCCGTCTATCTGATATTGAGAACTTTTATTTTTTAACCATTCAATTGTATTGTCTGTCGAACCATTATCTGCAAGATAAAGTTTCCAAAATTTATTTGCTATCGAAATATTTTTGTGCAGATGATCAAAAAGACGTTCGAGCAGTGCGCTAGTATTGTAATTTACAACACATAAATCAATCATTTTTACCAGTTATCATCCTCGTCATTAATTACTTTACTAATAAATTGATTCTCATTAATAGATTTTACTGTTTCTTCCTTAAGGCGTAAAATATTTAATTTTTCTTTTTCATCTTTAACAATAGAAAAATAATGTGAAAGCGCATTTGATATGTGCAACATTTCATCTATTGTTGTTACCAGATAAGTTTGACCTGATTCAAGTTTTATATTTATTTTTTTCTTTTCATTTATTTTTTTAGCCATTATTCCTACTTATTTTTATTTTTTACCTTTTTATCATCTAAATCAAAACCGCCAATTTTATCTAGATCATATCTATGAAGACATATGTTATCAGTATCTGGCTCAAATGTAACAAAAAATATGTTTTTATCTTTATCGGTTAACCCATCTGGAACTGGAGATTCAATAGCTATTTTGGAAGAAGAGCAGCCATAAACTTGACTATGGTTTTTATATACTACAATATAATTCAATTTAGATGCCGGCATTTGTATCTATCTTTGCTGTTTCTTCATAACAATGAAAATATAATTAAACCGAATATTAACGGAATAGCAATTGCAAATGATACGGAAACGGCTCTTGTTCTTTTGTTCTTGGATGTTTGATTTAACATTTGCATAGCTATTGTCCAATTAAAACAAACCGTTAAAAGCAATGATAGTAGTAAATTCTTATACATAATTACCGACTAAACAGGAAAGTGAAACTGGAAAATGTGGACCTATAAGTTTCTGAACAGCTTTGGCATAGTCGCCAATCTCATGCTGCGCATCTTCTGATGATCTTTGATTTAAAAATAAAGCTATAGACTGCAGGCTGCATGACCATCTATAAACTACGTACATTCCGTAAGCTGCTAAAAATAAACGAGCTTGTTCTGGGGCCACTCCATTGCCCATTGCCATTTTATATAAAGCTTCTCCCTGTTCAATATGCTTCTTTAATTCTTCAGTCAAAATTGAACCAGTCCAAGGGTCTATGGGACCACCAGATCCTTGCTTTTTATTATCTGGAGCAAGTCTCCACTCTCCTGATTTTGGTACATAAAATTCAGGTTCCATTGTAATATATCTGCGTGAAGATTCATTCCATGAATCCATCGTGTGATCAGATCCAACAACATACTTCCAATGTTGTCTGGCAACTAAAAGAGGTGCCTTAAACTCAAAAGTGGCAAATGCATGTCTAAATGGTGACATATGATTTTCTCTTGCAAGAAAATTTATTAATCTAGCGTCATCTTTTGACATTTCGGAACTCTCTTTTGCAAAAGATGCTCTAGCCGCATTTACAACAGAAAGATCAGATCCCATAACATCTACTAATCTAACATAGCCATTATCTAAAACAGCTATAGATTTTTCTATATTATTAGTGTTTTCCATGAGATATATTATATCATTTAATCAGCTTTTATGTTGTCCTTTATGAATTTAATTTCACAAGAATCTGTAGTGCAGTATCTTTCGCCAATTGCGTCTGAAGCCATCCCAGCATATACGCCAGTTAAATCTATAGGAAATAATTTTGAGCTAGAATCTATATATTCTTTTTCTGATATCTGAGTATACGGCATTTGTGGATATGTGTTGTTTCCACTTGGTAAAAATGAAACCGTTTTTAATTGACCATCATACATATGAAGTACAGTGCCAACATGTTCGGCTTCTGTATCTTTATTAAAAGATACTGTTACAGAAACAGAGTTATCAGACCAATATCTTTGTGCTATCGCTGCCAAAGACATTTTTTCAAAGATTGTAACGTCACGTTCCGCTCTTGCTGCTTCTGATTTAATTGGAAAATAAACTACAGATGTAGTATTCGGAGATTCGGATGCTGGTTCAACTGTATAGTTTGCCATTCTAAATAATGGTAGCATTGGGTCTTCATTAGAAAATCTAATAGTTCTATTAAAATACTTTCCACCTGGAGTCCAATGCACACCTGGTGATTCACCAGCAAGAATTGAAACAGTTCCAGAAGGTTTAATAGTTGTCATCTTAATTGACTCTCTGATTCCCAACCATTCAGAATAAACATTATCATAACGCTGAATTGTTTTATATCCTTGGTCCATCCATTCACGAAGAGCTGGAACCCCAACTTTGTCAGCAAAGTTTGCTACACCAGACATAGACGCACCAATTCTACGATTGCGCTGCATGATGGCATTGGTTTCTTCCCAGTGAGTCGGTAGTAAAGTTACCGTCTTTGCATATAAGTATGCAAACTTTAATGTGCGCTTATAATCCTCTAAACTATCGTGCCTATTTAGATATGTCTCAACAAGCGTACAGCATTCGTAGGACTCTAGGGATTGCTCTGCGCATGGATTATAGCCTGCTACTCTATGGTCTTTATTGTTTGGTGGATCAGCTAAGCGACCATATTTGCGAGACATATCCATCCACAAAACTCCAGGCTCACCATTGAGTGATATTCCCTCTACTATGCTGGAAAGATCTGCTCCAACTGTTGTTTCAACTGAATTGTTCGACATCCACCCCCAACCTGGAGAAGATGAATTGTATGAATTACGTTCTGGAAAGCGTTGTGAATTTTTTAGATTTAAAAAATCTTGATCATCCAAACGACCAATCAACAATTCTGCTGATCGACGCACATTACCAGACACAACGCATACGCCAATAACATTTCCTATATCAGCTATGTCTATGCGGGTTAATTTTTCTCCACCACGTTCAGAAAACATTTTACGAATATGTTTATGCAGCTTCTCAAGCGGTTCGTGACCAGCAGCTACTCCACCAAAAGTTTTTATTGGTGTACCAGCTGGACGAATTGCACTGTAATCAAATTCTACTGCATCTTGGTCTGGTTTCAAATAGGAATTTAATAATAGTGAAGTTGATTCAACCCAACCCTCTCTTGTATCTGGAATAAGAATTGGATTAGTCACTTCTAATACTTTGGGTTTAAAGATTGTAAATTCTTTGTCGGCGCCCTTGTCGTCAAAGCCAACACCAACACCCAACATTGAAGCCTCCATTAAAAATGCAAAGGGTTTTGCTGGATTAAACTTATTCATTTCTGCGGTCGAAACAAATGCACAGTTCTGCAATGCGGCTGAATTCTTTTGTATATTTACAATATTTGTTCCCATAGCCCAAAGCCCGCGTCCAGGTGGTGTCCATTTAAGGTTAAACAGCCTATCAAACGCTTCTTTTGCCGAAGCTTGAGCTTTTGCGTCATTCCATGGGAGACGGTTCTTTTTGCAGTGATCTTTTTGGAGAGAATACATTCCATTAATTACTCTTTCGCAAACATCAACCCAGGTTTCTTTTGTGCCGTCATCTTTTAATCTAGAGTATGTACGAAGAAAAGTTATTTCTCCAACAGAATTTCCGGCCGCGTCCCTATAGCCAAAGGGAACAACTTTATCTTTATATCCGGTAACAAAATCATCTGTCAATCTAAAAGAAAACATTGATACTTGCTTTGAGGCGGAGTATGCTATATCTGGATTGCCATTTTCTATTTCTAATGACATTATATCTCCTATTTAATTATTGTTATTTTTTTTACGTATTTTTGATTAAGCTTTTGTAATTCTGTAGTTTTTATTTTGATAATTTCATCAAGCTTATAAACTTTGTGTATTTCTTTTTCAAAAAAATAACCACTTCTCCAATTAAAAACCTTGTCAACATTGTTCTTGTGTTTAACAAACATATTACATATTACTGCGCCGCCGTATGCTTTTACTAAATTAAAAAATTTAACCTCTAACTCTTTTGCGTTGTCTTCATTCAAATCGGAAACCTCTTTTGCCCTATTATAAAGCCAATTAAATGCCTGTCTAGTTAGCGGCGATACATCTATCGGATCTACAACACCTAACATAATAATTTTATTTCTATCTTTTATAATTTTTATATCTTCTTTAACATTTTCTTTAAATAATTGAAACCAATCTTTTTCATTAAATTGCAACCAAGCTGTACACCAAAATAAAAGTTTTTCTGGAGGAGTAGGAATAGTAGTGCCATCTAATGTCGGAAGCATTGTTGCGCAACTTATAGTTTTTTTCACAAAAGATTTTCTTTGCTCTTCGGTAAATCCTTTGGAGCCAGAAATTTTCCACAGTCTTTTAATCTGATTATCCCAATCAGACTTACCTAAAAATAGGGTTAAATATTTTTCCGCCGTGTCGAAAGGTATTGTGTCTTCATTTATTACCTTTTCAAGAGCATCTAAATACATTTATAATCCTTCATAAAATACTCAAAACCTATAAAAATGATCCATATAAACAGCAATCCCGTCTGTGATCAGACGGGACTGTTGTCGCCGTGCTATTAGTATAGCACAGAATATATTTTTTAGTAATACTTACAATGCTTTTGCTGAGTCTAAACCTCGATATTCTAAGACTTTGTTTCTACCATAATCAGATTCGGTATTTGCTTGACCATAGCCCGAAGTAAATACTTTTGCACTTGCTACACCATGAACTTCATCTGGTCTGAAAACTCCAAACGATGCTGGTGCACCTTGCGCTTCTGTTCTTGGAGCGTGACCAACATTAGCAAATACGTTCGATGATGTAACACCATCAAATGCGTAATTGTTATAGCTGTAGTCACTTACTCTATCGGCATGCCCGAAGCCAGAAGGAAACGCTGCTGCCCCTACTAAGCCCTTAAATTGAAATGGCTTAAAACGAGCACCGTCGTAACCAGCACCATTTTTGAAAGTTCCTGCTAGCGGAGTTGTTCCAGCGTAAAGTGTTGAGCCAGTAAATAGTTGTGATAAGAGAACGTTTCCTGGGTGACGACCAGTGCCCGGGACATGGTGATTATCTGGGGCTCCATCTAAAAGACCCTTAGCAAATAGGGGGTAAAATGAATATGTGCCAGCCGTACCTTTGAATGGGTTAACCATATCGGCAGTTGAACGACCCTTCAATACTGGTCTTGGACCCACGTAAAAGGTTGCCATACGAAATATCTCCTTATTGTATAATGCGGTTTACACTATCTATAGTAAAATGATTTTTGGTTTTTAACCATTAATCATACTGAATTCTTAGATCAGAAAGCACTGGTGCCGTCTTATCTTCTAGCATATTTAAAGTAACCTCTATCCACACATTGGCTGAGGCACCGGGATTCGTTGTGCTGTAGTTGCCAGCATCGTCGTAAATGACCCTGTAGCTAAAAGCATTTGACATTTGACTCAGGGGAACATTATAAATTACTGGATCTACGCTAATTATATTATTAATTAAAGATCCGTTTGGAGGAGTAAATTTAATTATTGTCTTACCAGATGGCAAAAATTTATCATATCTTACATCAAGATCTGAAAGACCATATGTATATATATAATTTCCTTGTTCCTGCATATAGCTTCTTTGTACCATTTTAATTCTTATTGCCGTAATTTCTTTATCTGCAAAATAAAAAGAAAGCGGGCCAGAATTGTATATAGTATCTGACCCAGATACAAGCCATCCGCCAGGTGGCACCTTACCCACTGCCGTGCTAATCCCATTATAAAGTGCGGAAGAATTTAATGGTATCCAGGAATCGGATTCTGTTAGTGTTGGATTTAGCTTTGTTGTATATTCTATTGAAGAAATATCAACTGAGTACACTGGAAATGGATTTAATTTAATGCAGTTTGTTTTTGTTGACCCAGTAAATTCAGATGGTATTTTTACATAAAACATCATCTGAGCTCCAGACGGAGAAGTAGATTGTGTAATTATATTGCGTTTCCAAATTTTATCTGGATTATCTATTATTGCATTGAATGTTGGAGTAGTATTAACTATAGCTCCAGCTGTGTCAACTCCCGCATAAGTATTTTCTATAAAGGTCTTAAAAAAATCTGGGATAACCTGAGATGAGGAAGTGCCAAAAGTATGAAACTTTAATTTTGAATTTGAAGATCCACTAACCTTGGGAAGTGTTATTACATTATAGTGCGGGTCTAAACTCAAGAGATTTGTAGTAGAAATAGAAAAACTTGTTCCAACAAAATTTACATAATCAAGCTGTGAAAAAGAATATATTGATAACGTGTTAGTTTCGTTTTCAAGCGCCTCAACCCTATCAACAAGATCATCGACAGCGTTAACTAAATATGCCTGGTCTTTTAAAACTCTTTGAAAAGCTTCAGAAAGCTTCTGATCAAGAATATTAGATTTATTATATAAGTATAAAAGATCTTTATAATTTTCTTCAATTCTTTGATTGTATTCTGAGCTATCTACCGGACCCTTATATTGTGCGTTTCTTTTTTGTGTATTAATTGAATCTGCCATATTAAATCCTATTTTCTAAAAATTTTATTTTATTTTGAAGCCTAGATAATTTTCCTGTAATTTTTACTATATCATTTATATTTATATTTGAAGAAGTTGACGTTATTTTGTCTACTGTAGATGCTGTAACCCCATTAACTTCAAGATCAACTCCGTCAACAAGAACGACTTCTTCAGTAGTTAAAAATATTTTACCATTGATAGCTACAGAATAACTATCGCAAGTTGAATTTATTGAGTTTAGCTGATTGTTGATTCTATTAAAGTCTGCAAGTAGGGAATTTATTTCTAAGTTCTCTCTTTTACTATTTCTAGTTCCTCTATATTTTTGTCTAAATCTAGAAAAAAGAGGCTCTACCAGTCTTTTCGTATAAGATTGTTTTGTGTAAGTTATTGGCATTTGATTCTTTCTAGTTAATTAGTACTGGAAACACTGGTTTTACGCATCCCTATGTTTAAATTTAATTCTTATAGATTCAACCATTGGAGACGCTAAGGGATCTTCATACCTATTTAAATCTATTCTATATCTAATTGCATTTACGGCTAATGGATTATTGGATGTATAAATAAAGTTTGATTTTCCAGTTAATTCTTTTGAAGCTAATATTTCTTTTCTTCCAAAAATTGTATCTATTGTAAAATAATAATTATCTTCATTTACTTTATTTTGAAATTCAAATGGGTCTAAATAATTAAAATAATCAACAAAAATTAATCCATATCTAGACAAAGACAGGCTTTCTATTAAATTAAAAGAAACTTGTCCAGATATTAATTTATCATAAGTTATAACTATTTTATTAATTCCTGATTTAAACTCCCATTCAACGGCCTTACTGCCAGTTCCCTTTGGAAGATCTGCTATCAAAATACCATTTAAATATATTGCTAAATTAAAATTAGGATTAGATTTTGAAACATTATGTATAAGGCTTATGGGATTTTGTCTCAAAATTGATGTTTGTATATACCCAGAACTATAAGAATTTATTCCCGGATTTATAGAACCTATTTGTTCTTTTAATGTATTTGACAAAAGCGAGGCCGGCTTCTTGTTGAAAACATCCACCCAATATTCAAGATCTTTATATTTTTCATTTGCGGTGGACTCGCCCACATATATTATGTAATTATGTTTTAAACAATCTACTCCACCCAACAAAACGGGATTTAAATAATATTCTTCAGAACTAAGTGCAGTAATTCTATACACATTTTTTTCAGAATATATTTTATTATTTGGGTTTAATTCGTTTGCGTTTACCGCTGAAGAATTAATTGGTATATACTTTAATTCGTCATCTTCTGGCGTATTTGATATGTAAACATTTTTTCTAGTTGATCCATCAAGATAAACAACTGGATTATAACCTGAATTTTCCGAGCCTTTCGGAGATACTGGAATCCAATTGTAGTCATTAATTTTTTGTGCGGTTGGATTATTTGCAGCTACATAATAGTTTACAGATGTTCCAGGAACAACCTGCTCCTTGACTTCCATAGAAACAGCGTCTATTATTAAATTAGAATTAGTTTTTGTAGCGATAGATATCGGAGAAGATACCAATATACCTGATTTAGCGTAGTATTTTGATCCAATAATCATTTCTCTTAAACCAAACTTATAAACATACGGACTAGAACTATTTTGATCTATATAGTCTGGTTCGTTTTTATATAAAACTATTTCTATTGCCGAATAAGAATCCGCCGGAATAGAAAAAGAAAATGCATCATAATCTGATCTTGATGTTTTTATTTTTATTTCATTTTGTTTTTCTGGGTCAGAATATATTGCCCTCATCATAACATTTACTGGAGATGAAGTAAAAAGAATTCCATCTACTTTTGACAATACCGAAGTTCTATTTACCGGTATACTTATTGTTAGTGATACTGGCTGCGGATTTTGTAAGGACACAGAATGATCCCAGTATGTATCTGTTAGTCCATCAAATATATTATTAAAATTTGTTTTATCAATAGTTTCACTTAACTGCTGACCGTTTGCTGTTACTGTACAATTGACATTATTTGCATTTAAATTGTCAACAGTTATAACATTAAACTGTTCAGATTTTAATTTACTAATAGTTACATTCCTAAGTTTTGGATCAAAAAATGCGGAATCTGTTAACGATAAATCTAATTTATCTGCAGATATAAAGTTTTCTGTAAAAGAATAAAAATATCCATCAGAATTATTATTCATAAATATAAGATCATCTACTTTTGATTCTAATTGTAATCTTTTCTTTTTTAAATTTTCTAATTTTTTATTAAGAGATGTAACAATAGAAAATAATTCTTCATTATTGTCTAAAATTGTGTCATACAAAATATCAACATTGTAAATTGTATTAGCCATTATCTGGTTTAATAAATCAATATCAGTTTTATTTGATATTCTAAGAAGATCATAATCTACCTTAATCGGATACCCTGGTTCATTTACGGTGAAATATTCATTAAAAGCTTTTCTAACTTCTTGTTCAGAAGGTTTTTGTCCAGAAGAATATATTAATTTATATATATTATTTAAAAATCTTCTTTTTTGAGTTGTTGAAATGTTCATATTTTTTTAACCTTTGCAGCCAGTGTATAAGAATATACAGTTGGAACAACGTTTGTATTTAAATCTTTTAGCATTCTTATTTTAACTAGGATGCTCTTAACCTCTTGTGGGATCTTTGGACTGTTATAGTAGCCTATACCTGGAAGCTTATATTCCGATGAAATATTTTGATTAAATACCAGAACTTCTGGATTTACTGATGAAACAGAAGAGTTAAATCCATACTGTGTAGAACTTATATCAAGCCAATTATTTCCTTCATCAACAGATATTTGAGATGATATAAGCTGGATATTTGAAGAAACACTCTTTGCATCACTCTCTATACCAAGCATTACTGATTCTACCGGATAATCAAAAACATATGGTAATGAGATAATTTCGGCCGAGTCTAAATACTCAATATATTCAACTGAAACATCTCTTAGGCCAATTGACATTCTCTTGCATTTAAGTATATCTTTTTGTAGCTTAAGCGGAACGGTAAACGTTTGAACTGACTCGGATGTATTTGCTTGTGTGAGTCTTTTCTTTACGGATACAACTATTTCTTTGCTAGTAACCTTATTCTTTTTAAAAATATTTGGATTACTCAATGGTGGTATTATCGCATCTTTATTATAATTTATTTCTTGATAGATATCTTTGCTTAAAGAATCTGGATTAAATCTTACAGAACCAAAAAATGGACTATTATCCGATTTAGATTGAGCATAATCCGTAGCCCAATATGTGTGCATTATTTCTTCTTCGTTAAAATACGGCTGTTCAAAAACAATTCTAATTTTTAATACTTTTCTATCGGAAAATTTAACAACTGCAGAATCAAAATAATATTTTGAATAAGCTTCTTTTGTTAAACTTTCTGGAGACAATCCTATATAAAAAGATTCTTTAACAACATCTTCTGTTTCCCCTAGGTCATTGGTAACATAAATGTTGGAAACTTTTACTATTTTTGTATATCCAAAATATGGAGATATTTTTATTGAATTAGCTATTGATGGAGAATTTGCTTGAATAGTAAAATCTAATTTTAAAGGTTCTTGCAAATTATGATTTGACCAATTAACTAAACTGCGCTTTGATGCCGAAGAAAGTTCTTGCAAATCAACTATATAAGAAAACTCATTGTCTGATGGAACAAAATCAAATACATTTTGATATTTACTTTTATCAACATTTAAGGCTTCATATTCAAAATATGTTAATGGATTTTTATCTATAATATTTATTGGATTAGATATTGAAGGACTATTTTGAAAAACATATTGGTAATTTATTTTATCTAATTCATTTTTATTTTTAATTACAATATGATTGTTTCCCGTAAATCCATTGGAATTATTCAATGTTAGCCTAGATGCGTTCCAGTTAACAGTTTTTGCTGCTTGAATAGTTGCTGACCCACCATAAATCATTGGGTTTTCATTAACTTTCATTTTAGAAAAATCCATATAATCTTGATTGTCAAACGAATCACCAATGTAAACTATGTCTTCTGCCGGACTTGAAGAATACATTTGAAGTATTTTTGTTTTTGAAAATATTCTTTGAGAATATTTTTTTTCATTTTCTATTTCAGAAGTAAATAAATTAAATATACTTATAATTTTTGCGGTTAAATAATCTAATTGTTTAGCAGATATATTTATATCATTTTTTAATGAATTAACAAATTTATTCATTTTTGCTGACGTTGGTGGTTCGCCTTTTGTAAACAAATCTAAGCTTGTATTAAATGAATCTATATTTTTATAAGCTTCATTTAGTGCCTGATTAAAATCAGACATTAAATCTCGTTTTGTAATGTATTTGCCATTTTTTAATTTTTCAGCTACAGCAGAAAGCGATGTAGCAACCTGATCAAAAATTGATGTTGATGGTGATAATTGTGCCATGTTTAGTCGACCGCCAATGCTTTAGTTAATTTATCATAAAAAGGATCGTAATTTTTTGTTTTTGCTTTAATTATTACGGCATCGAGCGATGCTTGATAGGAAATGTTTGATGCATTTTTTCTAATTATTGTTCTAAATCTAGTAGAATTAGAAACGTATTCGTAAATAACTGAAAACGGGTCAGATAAAACCTGATTAAATACTATCTCTTTGCCATTTTGTATAAAGTAAACTCTTGAGCTGTCCACAAAAGACGGAAGATCTTTGCTGTTAGTATAATTTGTTAGATTAATTGCGTAAGAACCATCTAATAAAAGTACTTTAATTGGGCTGTAGCCCTGGTAATCTGAAGAAAATATTGTACCGTAAGCTGGATTATAGCTAGCAGTTTGGACATATGTTGTATTAACGTATGGAAAATTACTCAGCGTTATTCTTCCGGTATAGTCTGTAGTAGAAAATCTTTGACCCTGACCCTGGTCATCAAAATATGATTTAGTTGATTCTTGAAATAATTTACTTTTAATAAAATCAATATTATCATAATTGAAAAGAGTTAAATCTGTTTTATAAGCGCAAACATATATAGAATTAATATCTAAAGAATTAATAATTATTGAATTTTCTTTTAAAGAATATTTATTTGGCGAAACAATATAACCATCTTTATATAAAACAAATGTTTCTTTTTTAAAATAAAATCTAGTATAGGCGGATAGGGATTGTGAATCAAAAAATAAAACTTCTGAATCTACTTTATCTTTTCCATATTCCAAAATTGGAGTCCAATCATTTTCAGATATAGGTATTTCTGTGTTAGATATAGAAAGTTCATAGGATATAGGTTCTTTTAGGTCAAAATTAAATTTATTAAAATCTATTAAATTTTTGCTCCTAACCAATGAGGCTTTCAGTGCTAAAGGATATCCATTAAATGGAATTTTTTTACTAACAAAACATGCTTTGTTTGAATCTATCTTTTCTACTGATGCAAATTCTATTGATTTAATAGAAAAAGTATATTCATATTGATCTATTTTTTCCAAAATAAATAAATCTTTAAATATAGAACGATTTGATCTTGAAATTGTTTCAGCAAATAACTCTCTTGTTTTACCTAATAATATATTATTTGAATCTTTTTGTAAAAGTATCCCGGGTTTTTTAAAATCATATGTTTCTGAAAATATAGATCCAGATTCAATAAAAGTTGAATTATTAAAAATTTCTCCGCTGTCTTTAATCATATGAACAAAAAAGTTTTGAAATAGAGTAGACAAAATTGTACTCCATTTTTCATCTATTAAATTAGATTGAATATTTTCTTCTGAAAAATTATCTCTACCAATTTTATTAGTAAAATTTTTATTAACAGTTGGGTATTTATAAGAATAATAACTATCATTCATATATTTATTTTTAAATAAATCTTTAATAGAATTATTTTTTAAAAATAAATTATATACCAAATCTTGTAATCTATCTGTATTAGATCTTCTTATTTCTCTTATTTCTTTTCCAATATTATATACGGCTTTTGCGTTTAATTCACTTGATGAAGTTACGTTTTCATTCTTAGAGTAAACTGGTTGATTAAATATGAGTATAATTTTACTTACATTTCTTCTTGGAAAAGAAATTTCAGTAATAGAGTCAAGTTGTTTTGGTTGTGTTAATACAGATATAGTTGTTGTAGAAGATATTGGATCTCCAATATTTTCAAATGCGTAGGATTCAATTGTCTGATTGGAGTTTGTTGCTTCTTCAAGAATTGTTTCGTAATCTTTATACGCGTAGATTTCGGTTGAATCAGAGGATAAAACTACCTGAAGAAGCTGAAGACCATTTCCGTGACCAGGGGTAATGTATATTGTGTCTAATTCTTGCGGGAATGCAAATGACATTTCAACAATACTTTGTGCGCCGTTAATGTAAGATGTATCATAAGATATATACTTTTTAATATCATCTATTTTTGACGTTAAAATAACTGGAGATTTTATAGTTACATTCCACGAATCTGATCTGCTATCATTCAAAGTTGAATAAAATCCGCTATCACTTGATTTGTAATTTTCATAATTATTTTTAATATTTATATTATCAATAAAATTGAGTGCGTTTTTGATTGTAACACCGCTACCAATTTTAAATACACCAGCTTTTGTATCAACAAAACCATTGCCATTTTCATCAAAATAAGAACCATCTCTATCAATTAAATCAAATAAATAACCATCTGTTCTATAATCATTTAAATAATTATCAAATTTTTCTATATAATTTGAATTATACAAATCATCTTTTCCAGCTATAAATTCATAGTTATCAATAAAAACCTGTAATGTATCTAAATCTTTTTCTACTTTTTCAATTTCAGAAAAAAATATATCTATCATTGAATTAAGCATTAGACCAACTGTATTGGCCGACGTATAGTAGCTTCTCATTCTTAAATCTGCATCTCTAAAAATATCAATAAAAAACTCTCTATTCAAAGAACTAAATTGACTAAATATAGATGGAGAATAGCTTGTATTTACTCTTATTTGTGAAAGTTTTGAAACCAAACTAGATACATCTGATTTATCAATCTTCATTTGATTTATCAAAGAAGAAACCGTAGCCTGAGAGCTGCTTGAAAAGCTATTAATTACATTTGGAAGTTGTTTTAACATTATATTTCCCAGATCTCTCCATCTAAATTCTGTATTTGAAAAGAAACACCAGCAGTTAGATTCCTACGAATTATATCATATATTTCTTCTATATTTTCAAAATTATTTTTAACTTCATCTGGTATTCTAAGAACAACAAATCCACCTCTTGGATATGAGCATCCGTGTATTGGATATACATCCCAATTTGAAAGAAGATTGTCTATCTTTGAGTCTATTTCTACAAACTGGTACTCTGCAGCTACGCCGCCGCCCCTTAACCTTGTATCGTATATTTCTGTTTGCTTTTTATTAGGGTTATTAGTAAAGTATATAATCCCAATTGGTAACGCAAAAGGGTCATGTTTGGGTGAATATTGATTAAATATTTGAGAATCATAAGTAAAATTATATGGATAACTTGGAACATATTCTTGCAGTGGTATATATTCGGCGGTGTTGGATGAATTTGTTGATAGTTTATTAATTTTTGTTGGCAATATATATATGTATAGAGGTTTGTTAAATTTAATATTTTTAGAATTTAAAAATGGATTTAAAGGAACTGCTTCTCCATTTGATTGATATATCATTAGATCAAAATTTTTAATTACATAATTAACTTTTATTAAATTTTCATCAGAAGGAATTACCCTATTATTAAATTCTATTAAACCAGAATTACAGTTGTAATCTCTAACTTCAGAAAAAGATAATTTTTCCCATTCTGAAGAAGATGTTTCTTTTATATATATTTCAATTTGTGGTTTAAATAAAGGAGCTACAGAGTTTTTGTAATTAGTTGGTTCTGGCCAAACAAGCAATGGCGTTTGTCTTAATTTAATTTGTTTATCGGAAACCAATATTGGTTTTTCATTTTTAACATCATAATATCCTCTACCAAAAATATTTGACCAGTTGATCCCCTTGGCTAAAGTTGTGTCATAGGTTGCAATAAGATTTTGGTTTGCGTAATCAGATTTCCAATCCTCCCCCACTAAATGAATAGATATGCTTGCTATATTAATTGATTTAGTAAAAGATCCTGATGTTATTATCAGCGGCCATGCTTGTTTTTTGTCTACATAAGAATCCATATTACCAATTTTTATTGCTGTTCCAGAATCATATTTAACGGAGTAAACTGGACATATTTTTTTAATTGGAACATTTGTTGGAATGAAAGTTGTGCTAACTTTTGGTCCAATGTAATCTATGATGTTTTGAGTATTACCATCTGAATCATATGCAGAGACTGCAAGAAATATATTGTTTATACCCCTAGCAATCATATCTACGTATGATACGGTGTCTCCTAAAAATTCTTTTTGAGCAAAGTCGTAAAATCCATAAATAAATCCGTCTTGTTCTGAAATTCTATTTTTAACATAGACAAAACCTAGTCTTGCATCCTTTTCTTGTTCTGTTGCCGTTGAACCAAAGTAACTTGATATCTCAGAACCAGTTGGAATACCAATTGGTTTTCCAAATTCATTACATAGTAGCAGTGTTCCATCTAGAGTTGTTATTGATTCTTTTTTAGGCACTATTACATTGTTTAAATTTTTCATTAAATACTGATTGACATACGTAAGCGGTGTGCTAATTACATTTGATCCCGAATAATACGTGGCTGAAGTTTCTATCGTTAATCTTGTTGCATTTCCGGAAGATGGATTTGTTTCTAAATAATTTATGCTTAGGACAGAAGATGGTGAAGACACATCGGATCCAGTTTCCGAAACTAAAGAAGTTATAGATGCGGAATTTGATCCATTTAAATCAACATAAAGTGGTTTAGTAAAATCAAATACAACACCAGAACTAGCAGTAAAATTATTTGTAGAAAGTTTAATAGAACTTGATAACGATTCTGTATATGATTTATTCAAATAATTATATACTAATGAATTAAATGTTAATGTAGTTGTTTTAATTGTATTAGTATCATACTTAATTGTATGATTTTTTAAAGCTGAAAGAGCGGAAAACTTTTCAGCTGTTGTTGCCTGTATATGTGCGTCTACTATTTTTGTAATAACCTTTGTGTCAACTCTAATATTTTTTTCTGTGTTTTCAGAAAAACTAACTTCAGACCAAGAAGATCCATTCCATGAATAATATTTTTCTGTGTCTACAGTATATATTAAGTATCCAGATTGATTTGACTTAAGGCTTGTTCCATCATAATAAACATTTGAATTATTCTCAATCCAATAATTTGCTATATCTTCTATTTCTGGTTTGTTTAAGCTGGGAAATGCATTGTATGTTTCTGAAACTGGAACCTCTGTTTCTTCTGGATCACCATATACTGGAGCTGTTGTAGTTGCACTCCCAACTATGTCGCATCTGATGCTTTTAATTTGGTATCCTTCAGCGTTTCCATACTTACTTTGATTTATTACCGTATCGTTAGTTCTAAAATAAATATAACCATATTTGCAATTTCCTATTGGTTGATTATGCATTGACAAAACAACATTCCCAGAACTATCTGGTTTTTTATTAACAGTATAACCAGTATATAAGCTATTGTTTGTAGTGTTAGTAAAAGAAACATTATTTGCCGCATGGTTGACAGGAGCAAACCCGTAAGATACTACTGTTACATTGCGCCAATTTTCAAGAGTTCCAAAATTAATTTTAACATTTTTTACTGTTTCTGCGCCGTCGGGTATGGTAAAAAATATTACATCTTGGATTCTTGTTACTTGAGTCCCAAGTCCTCCACCAGAATAACTTATTCTTCTATATTTTCCTCCAGAATTTATCTTATTTATATTGCTTTGCGATAACGCAGCTTCGTAATATTTTAAAACTCCATTAGAGTTACATAAATTTTTTGCCGTTGCTAAATTTATAATACCAAGTGACATTGCACTTACGAATAAAGATTTTGTTTGGCTATCTACTTTTCCATCTACAATACCGTCAAATCTTACGTTGGTTGTTTTCATTTTATTTTGGAATGCAGTAACTGCGGATGACGCGGCGGAGTCATATGAGGTGTTAATTGCCCCATTATAAAATCCTCCGGCTTTTAAAACCGACTTAATATATTTTACATATTCTCCAGTTGTTCCAACTGTCCAAGAACTCGCCACGTTTCCGGTGTCTATATCCCAAGTGTAATCAAAATTTCTCCAAACAAGACTAGAAATCTCAAAAACAGAATCTTTTCCAGAAATAAGATTAATACATGGAACATCACTTTGTAATTGACCAGGAATTGTGCCTCCAGCGCTTACTACAGTTGGTTCTCCTTTTTGTATTATTTTATAATTTCTTACTACAGTTCCCACAGATCTCTTTAACTGTAATTGTCCCTCTCCCTGATAGTGTATTCTTATATTTGAAGAATATGATCCACTAAAAACGAGCGGTTTATCTGTTGCTGTTTGATATGAATAAGCTGTTTGTAATTCAAATGGGTACGCAATAAAGTAGTTTGTTGGATCAATATTGTTATTAAGTATTTTTGAATCTGAACTTTTTAGACTAGGAATTTCTTTCACAACATATGGGCCAAATCCATCTGGTATATTTATAATTGGGGATATGGTATCTGTATATGCGTGAACAAAATTAGTTGAAGATGGAATAAGGAACAAGCTATAAGAGCTCGCTATGTTTTCTTCTATCGAAGACGTCACTGATGTTGCGTTAGATATTAATACATCTGGATTTGTTATTTCGATATAGAATTTTACAGAACTTAAATCAATAAAAGAAATTTTATCTCTTTGGTAAGTTGGAAGCGTTTCCGTTAACGAACGCAAATAATATTCGCCAACATTCAATCCTGACGGAAGAAGACTTCTTGCATATCTAGTTTCATTTGACTCAACAGTAACATTTACAAATAATTGTTCTTTTTCTTGCGTTAAAATTGCATCTTGATTCATGGCCCAAGATGAATTCCATTCTCCAACAAAATTAAATAAAGAAGATCTTGTATCTATCACCGTTGATGCATAAGCCCTTGAGTAAAGGGCGTATGAAACCGAATTATATAAAAGTTTAAATGGACCTTCAACTACTGCTGAAATTAAACTTGTATCATTTTCTTCAAAAACAGATTCTTCATTATTTAATTTTAAAACAGTAGATTTTGAGGCGATACTATAAACTGAATTACAATATTCCAAAAAAGAAAAAGAAGTAAATATTATATTTCCTTGTGCTACAGCGTCGCCAGCTGTTGGAAACTCAAAAAGTGCACCAACTGAAGAGCTTGAAGACGAGCTGATGCCTATATTTAAAAAGCTTTTAGAAGAATCAACTCCAGATATTGTTCTGTATGAACCCTTTTTTAAACCAAAAATTCCATAGTCTTCGTTTTCAAATATACTGGAATCTATATTCCATCCACCATTTTTTGTTTCGTCAAGTATTTTTGAAGTTGTTACGTACTCATAGTATGTCGGCACAATTGTCGCATTAAATGCGTCTATCCTTATTTCTGGATGCAAGAACGGTTCTTCTGTGGGATATAGTGATCCGTCAACTAATAGTGTTCCATTATGAATTTTTACATAATTATTAATTAATATATTTGCTTTTTCGGAAAGTTTTTTTGTTGGACAAAATGTAAGTATATCAAAATCTTTTAATGAATCAATTGACTGAATATCAACCATCCAGTAATTTGCTTTAGTTTTATCTAAATTGTTTATAGCTTCGCTTGTTGGATTTTTAAATTCAAATTTAGAAAAGTTAAATGGAGATTTTTGAAGTCTATAAAATACATATGGTTTAATAATTTCTAAGGATTGACTATCAAAAGAATCATATAAAACACCAACATTTACTGTTTTTTGTTTTATACCAGTAGTTGTTTCTAAATCAGAAAAATAATCTATTAACTCCAGGTTAACTGATTGCTTTGATCTGGCTATTAGTCTCCAATTGAATACTTCATAAGTTCTATTATCTGCTATCGCTCTTTTAGGAACAAAAACTTGATATCCGGTTGAATTAATATTAACGTTAAATATATCTGAATATTTTTTATTAAACTTTTTTATAGAAAATACTTTTTTATTATAATTATTATCTACAACAAAAGTTTCTTCTGGTATTGGCTTAAAATATTGAATGGCGTTAATCGATTCTGAATACCTTAAGTATTGCGAAGTCGCTTTTCCGCTTGAATTGCACTCAATTTTATCGTAAATTAATTTAAGATTAATTGGATCAGAAGAATCTAATCCTATAATTATTTTGTACGGTATTTCTGTGTCCTGATAATTATCTTCAGTTATAAATGGATCAAGTAATATTTTATATTTTTTTCTACCACTATTTATATCTATATGATCTTGATTTTGAGAATTTAAAACTTTAATATTAAGTGATGAATACAGAGATTGAGGTATGTATTCTGATAAACCATACGTGCTATAGTTTGTTGGAGCAGATATAAAAAATCTACTTACATAATAATAATGAAAAAATTCATCAGAATTTATTTCTGAAATATTTAACATTTCAGTTTGATAATCCTTAAGTAAAAAAGAATCACTTATTGATATGTCTTGGCTTGGAAATATTGTATTTCCTGTTTCATCTTCTAGAACGCCAAGCTCATTTGCGTAATAAGTTTTTACTCCTCTATCTAAAAAAATTTTATTTTCAGGTATAGAATTTGATAAGTCTATAACAGTTAAATTATTTTTAGGCGATAATTCTTCATTGACAAAATAGGCTATATTTGCTGCATCGGCGGGGACGGAAGAACCAACTTTTATTGCGTTTTCTTTTTCGCTAATTGTTATATTTTTAAATAGCTTCATTTAGCTATCCTCGTAATCTGAATTTAAGTCTTGATATTCTGAAATAATATTTGGTGTTGATCCGAAAAAGCCCATCTGATATTGATCATATCTGCTAATTGGAAACCATCTTGGTGGATACCAATTAACAGTTGAGGCTGATTGATTATCAAATTCCATATTATAATGCTGATAAGTAAAACCTGGACTATCTATAATCTCTGAACCAGAACTAGGTATAGCCGTATACGATCCCGGAAGAGGAACTAGTTCATTTGAATAATGTAAATTGTCGTAATTTTCATACCAATAAACTATGTCACCATATATAGTAACGGGTGTTAATGATGGAGTAGAAGCTAATTCTGTTTCCATGGAAACAAACCAATAACCAGGTTTTGTTCTATCTTGAGCATAAAATGGTCCAATATTAAAATTACCATATTCGTCAGCATATACTATGCCCGCAGTTCCATATCTGCCTGGAGTACTTTGACTGACAGAGTAATCGACTTCTTCCAGAGAAGAATAAGCTGTTCTTGCTTTTTTCCAATAAATTACCGGAGTACTTGATGGGGGAACATTGCCCTGTCTTATGTATCCCTTAATATATATGTCTCCAAGCCCATCAGCTTTAATATTCATTTTATCTGGAGCTGCTTTGAAATTATATGTATGAATATTGCTAATAGCAAGATCAATTAAATATGAATCTTCAAATGTACCAGCACTACTATTTCCGTGGGCATGGGGTGCCGGATAAGAAATGCCAGAAATGTGTACTTCTATTTGAGTTTTTTCTGCTGGTGTAGGACCAGAGTACTTAAAACTTGTAGTAGCAAAACCGTTTTGATTAGTTGTTACATATTCGTTTTCTGCTGTTATTTCATCGCCATAAATTCTAAATGTTTGATATGGTTTTGGATTTTTATTTATATCATAAGAGACAATAGAAATATATATAATGTCATCTGATGTATCAAATATCTTTTGTGGCGATATCCAAACACCAGCTGTATCAAAGTCGTAATCATAATCAGATACAAAAACAAATCCTTCGTCTATCGGGTTGCTTAAAGAATTTAAGTAAAGACCAGAAGGAGTACTGGTTTTATATTTTGAACCTTCATATGTTATGCTGTATAACGATGTCAATTGTGGTGTTGATGAAAAATATATTTTACCAAAATAATCATCTAAATTAGAATCATAATAATTTTTATCAATGTAAAAAGAATTGTTAACCGTATAAGTAACTAAATACTCTCTGCCGGGTATTATTCTACTTTCATAAGTTTCATTATTTAATATATAAAATTCATTATTGTTTAAAGAATATATTTGATTTCCACTTTGAATAAAATCAGGATTAAATATATAATATTCTGTTTCATCGTTTTCATCTATTATATAATTGCCAGCTTGATCTACTGAAGTCCATATATAAAATTCTGGATTTAAACTAGATTGAACTAACACATTTCCAGTATAAGTATCTTGAAGTGTGATGTTAGAAATATTTGGGTATGCTAAATATAATGCAGCGTTGTCGGATCCGATAACCGTTTCTTCATTATAAAATGTTAAATTTCCAGGAGTAGATGCGTCGGCGAATAGCAATTCATCGTATTGTACCGTTGCTTCGTTATTATATACATTAATTATGACTGGAGCACCTTGTCTTGGTGTGTCTGTTAATTGCAATTCAAAAAATTGTCCAGTGTAAGCTTCTATAATTGGAGCTGAATATATATAATATTCATTATCGGGCAGGTCTAGCCATCCGACATTTACATCTGGTTGTTTTGTATCTAAAAGACTTATGTTTTTATTATCATAATAATCTGCATAGTGTGCATTTACTGTTATTTCACCATATTCATATACCTGAGTATTTGGATTATATATTTCTTCTATAAAATTAACAGCGGAATCTGGAGCAAAACCACTTGAACTAACTTGTTTATTGGGTATAGAAAGAATAACATCTTCACTCGTGCTAACGGCATCTATTGAAGTTATTATATAATTTTCGTTATCTTCTTGGCTCAAACCAAAAGATTGTCTAGATAAACTACATCTTGTAACAAATGAATCAATCTGACTAGAATATATTGATCTACCAGAATCTTCTATTGTTTCTGTATCTTTGTATGCGTTTCCATATTTGTCTAAATACCCATAAATCATCGGCGTGCTTGAAAGGGGTTCGTTTAGCTGCGACCAAACTGGAGATTTAAACGGATAATATGGAGTTGAAGATGTACCAGTAGTAATTATAAATGTTTCTGAACCAGTATCATAATTAACAGTCGCTGCCTCAAAATAACCTGAAGAGACTGCGGAATAAGTATTCTCTTCTGGATAATTAAATTTTTCATTATAAATATTTAGTATAATGTTCGGCGATGCTGGAATAAAATATTCCACATCATCAATATGATTATGTGATATTCCGCCATGTTCTGGGTCTTTTAATTCAAGAGTTTGAATTGTATTGTATAACGGTTCTGGATTTATTTTTTTACTACTAAAATAAATATTTTGTGGAGTTGAACCAATTGGAAAAATTAAAGGTGCTTTTATTTCATCCTTTGTTATCAACGCGTCATCTAGTATGGATGAATCATTGAATGAATTAACAACCATCCTTCCTTCTATCGTATCAGTTGTTCCTGTAATATTTTTTGTTCCATATACTGTAGATCCTATTTTAAAATTTGAATTTACATAGTTTATATTTGGAGTTGAAAGAGAAATATATGAACTAGGATCTGGATTAACCCAGTATCCTCTTCCATCTTCATTAAATGCAATTCTATACCCCGCATACGAATTTGTAACATAAGAATGTGTTGATTCATCCCATTTTGATTTTGCAACTATTCTAATTTCTGAAGCTTTATAAATATCAATTGAATTAGTATTAGGTGTAGCCTGAGTATTTACATATGAATAATCATAAGTTTTTTCTTTGAAAGAAAGATTTTCATTTGTTAATCCATCTGAATTTACAACTTGTATTAAGTTATACTCTGGGCTAGCGTCGCTTGACTGTAAATAATAGTTCTTGACAAAAAAATCATCTCTATCAAGATACGACATATTTGTATAAAATACAGACGGAGTTGCATATTGATTATGGGCCGGCATGTGTATTTCGTAAACCACAGAAACACCAGCATTATACGGTGTTGCCGAGTTTGGATTACTTACATCTGGATTGGGAACAGGTCCCAATATGTAATCCGCATAATATTTAAAATCTATTTCTATTGGATTATAGTGATCCTTATACGAGGAAATCATAAATCCATCTGCTTTAAAATATCCCTCAAAAGACAGTGTCGCAGAACTATCAGATGTTATTAAAAGTTTACCATCTTCAAAATCACCAAATCCAGGTTGAAAATATTCTCCCAATGGCGTAGCGGTGTCATAAACAAATGGGATATGAGACATCCCTTCTCCAGATAGTCCCGCGTAATCCCATATTGCCTCATCCCAATTGGCATACCCCATGTTTGATGGATATTTTTCGTTTATATATCTAACAAAAGAATAAAAATCTTTTGATGGGTTTCCATCAAAGGAAACATACGGAGCTGAAGATTCAATATCAGTAATCTCTAATATTTCCGGTGTAGCTCCAAAATAATCAGAACTTGGAGTAGATCCATAGGCCCTCCAAATATCTAATTCTCTTCTCAGTGTTAACTTTAATCCGTTTAAATCTACTGAAGTAGGATTTTTATATACGTCTAATATTCTCTTTTTGTAATTAGAATTATTTTCTAAATACAGTCTTTTTAACGCAACCCTTGATCCAAACTCATCAAATATATTAAAGTAAAGCATGGCGTCTTGATCATAAGTTTTACCGTCTATTGATAAATTATTAAATTTTTTAAGAGTTATTATTTGATTATCTACAAAATTATGATAATAAACATAATCTGTTTTTCTTGATTCATAAAAATTTTCTAAGGAGCTGGATTTTGCAAGTTGTATTCCGTCACCAGAAACAGAAATAGCGGAAGATGGCACAGAATAAGATACATAAACCCAATCTATAACATCTTCATCTGCGGTTGATATAAAAGAATTTATGTCTTGTAGGTTTAATTCTGACTCAAAATCATCTAAATATTCTCCAACTAAAGATGAAATAAATTTTCCACCAACAGATTGTGGAATTCTTAAAGAAGGTGTGGCTGCTTCTATTGAGTCTTCATAAAGTGCTGTCCATGTTGGAAATTTAGAAAGTATACTTCTAGCTGAATCTGATATAACAGGAGTTTCTACATCGTGTATTAATACATTTATAAAAAGTAATAAACCAAGAGCTGTTACATCTTCTACTTCAGAAAAGATTTCTAATTGTATTTTTACATATTTTTTTGAATTAAATAAAAAAATAGAAGAAGAATCTATTGTTATTTCCGACTTCATCCATGGACCAGACTCATTGTCTGATTCATATATTTGAAAATTAAATGTTGGTGTTTCGCTTCCGTACAAGATTTGTGAAAGCGTGTTTATAAGAAACGATATCAATCCTTGAGCTTGTATCTATAAATCTTATAATATCAGGAGAAGCGGATTCGTAAACTACTTCACCATAGTTTGTTACATAAACTGCATTTGGATCATATGATTCTAAAGCTGAACCAGAGGTAGATGGCGAAGATAATTCTGTTCCAACAAAAGTGTAATCACCTATTAAATTTAATCCAGTAGAAGATCTTTTATATGAATAATTTTTATAAAATTTATTGTTGTACAAATAAATAGGATCAGTAGTCCAAATATTACCAACCTTGTTGAAATCTCCACTACGAAGACCCAAAAGATAATTTTTCATTACTGATCCTCTTTAATTAATCTAGCCAAATAGAATACTCAGAAGTAATACCATTTTCTGGATGTATGTACATAAGGTGTTGACACGGTCTGCTCATGGAAGAAAAAAACTCTTGAGCGTATGTATTGTTGCTTTCTGGAGAACCAGAAATTCTCAATAAAGTGCTACCAATAGTCATTTTAAATTGCTGATGATAATGACCCATAAATACATCATCAAAATGCTCTGGAATGGCTCCGTCTTTCCAGCCCATTACTTTTTTATAGTAACCATAATAGGACGTTGGTGCAGGTAATTGATCGCCATGAATTAATAGTGAGTTATAGTTTCCTACGGTATCTACCGCGTACCAATTTCTTTCTCCTTTACCATCGGGAATGTTAAAAGTAATTCTGTCTTCATTTGAAAACATTAGTTCTACAATTTTATAAAGAAGTCGATCCATATTTGTTTCTGGATCATGCTGTTTTTTCATTCTACCGCCGACCGCTCCATGATTCCCTATTACACCAATTACGTGCACGTGTTCAAAATTTTCTAAGGCTGTAGTCAAAAATGCATTTAAAATTCTTGGTCCATTAATTCCAACCTGCCTATATAAACCGGAATCTATAAGATGGCTTTGACCAGGAAAAATTTCTTCTCCCTCTACTATATCCCCCAAAAGCCAAACATGTAGATCATTTACATTGTGATCCATTCTTTGGATTTCAGTAATTTCCAACAACTTATTTGTATATTCTTCAATTCTAGTTTCTAAAACTGAAGAATTATATGTTGGTGTTACCTTTCCCAGCTGCCAATCGGAAAATACTGCAACCGCGGTTTCTGGTAGTTTATCTTTAATTTTTTTAAAAGAAGGAGCTTTTATTTTTGGAAATTCCAAACTAGAAAAAGCGTCGTACGCTGCTGCGTAAGCGGCCTTTACGACTTCATCTTGAACATTTTTTAATGTCTCAACTCTTTTGGCAAGTTTTTTATTTTCTGATCTTAAAAATTCATTTCTTGAATCAGATATTGCCGATGCTTGATCGTCCGACTCGTATTCATCATCATACGATGATGGATCTTCTACCGTAATAACAGAAGATTGAGTATACATTGAATCTTTATCGTTGATAAAATCAGTAATTTCATCATCACCTATTTCAACCACATGCAATGAATCACCGAGTAAGTCACCATTTCCAACACCTTCAAAAACAATACTTTTTGCTTGCCCAATATTTGGAGCGCGAACTATATACTTATTTGTTATAACAAAATTTTTCATATATCAAAGACCTGTAACTTTTTTATGTTAATAATTTGATTGACCCATTATAACAGATAAAACACTAACGCTTCCAGCGCCAGGATAAACTTTATCGCTAGACGGAGTAAAATCTTTTATGGATATAGATTCACCATTCGCACTTAAGGAATTGATTGTAACATACCTAATAAAGTCTGAAGAAAGTCTTACTTGTCTTTCTATTTCTCCAACAGAAACAGTGTCTCCTATTGTAAGTGAATTTAAATATCTTTTTACAAAGAGCGCCGCTTGATTTTTTATTCCAGCTTCTATTGTACTGTTTGCTGCGGATGCTACCGTAATGCTCAATTGAACGTCTATTGGTATTTGTTCTGCTATTCTAATGTTAAATCTTACACCAGCTGGTTTAACAGATGCTATGGATGATAATATTGTGTCTGGCATTCTTTTAATTCCAGACAATGATTCTGGAACAACAATTATGTCACAAGATCCTACTCCATAAGAACCTTCTCGTATTCTTACATCTCTTACACCCTTAACGGAAAGAGCGGCAAATCGTATTGATTCTGTTGTACCTGCAGCTCTGGTTTTAATTGATGAAATTATTCTTCTTCTAAAATTATCATCTGATTCAGAGTTAACTGCCGAATATATTTCTTTTGTATTTATACAGTTGGCAACGACTCCTGGTGGCGCAATGAAGTTGTGTTGAGTTATAGAGCCTATTGTGGCTACATATGTGTTGTCATCGAAATCTGGGACAGCCAAACCATATGCCCTAGTTGTACCAGCAACTATCGTAATGTCACCATTTAATTTAAATCTATACTGTCTTATTGCGTAGCTCTCTACGTCAGTATAAAGATATGTTCCACCAGGAATTATTATATTTTGGCTATATGGATTTTGTATAAAAAATTCTATATTAAAAGATTGTCTTTCAAGCGCTGCTGCATCGGATATTTGTTTTCTTGAAACGCCATACAGTTCGCCAATTAAATCAAGATTTCTTCCATTTGCGGTAGAAAGAGCACCCTGTCTAATTGTAAAGTTTAAAGATGAATATAAATCTGCTATTTCTGTACTAAAAGCTTCAGCAAAAGCCCTGGCAATAGAACCTGGATAGGCAGCTGATATCCCCGCATTTCGCTCCATTGAATTCAGCACATTAACTAAAATGTCTGATTTTTCTTTTTCTCCATATATAGGCATTTAGGCTCCCAGGCTTTGAGTTACTGAAAGAACTATTGGGTCTGTTTTATCTGTTATCATATGAACATCAAATCTAATTGAGTCTGGACCGGTTGGAATTGCATCTATAACCATACTTCTTCCCCTAAAAACATCCTCTTTTTCTAGGGCAGCCCTTATTAATCGCTTTCCCATTTCTCCAGTTTCTTTTGATTGTGGCATACCATATAGTACAGACAAATCAGTTCCCAAAGAAGGATAGATATAAAAATCTCCCGGTTCAGTCATAAGCCTTAAGTAAACCTGCTGTATGTCGTCTTGGGCGGAAGACGTTGTAATGGCTATATCTTTATTTCCATTAATTAATATATCACCAGTCATTGTAAAGTATAAATCAGACATTCTTTATTTCATCCGCCTTGCTCTTTGCTTGCGCAAATGTATAACCTTCTTTAATTAAACCAACCATATATTCTATATAATCGGGAGTATGTTCAGCTAATATGTTCTGCACTAATAAGATTTGATCTTCGGATAAACCTTCTGTGGAAATTAAAGAGCTATAATTCTGAGTGATTTCTGGTTCTTTTGACGCAAAACCATAATCACTTTCTATAGTAATGGTTTTTTGTTTTTCTGATTCTTCTATATTTTTAAGTTTAGCCAAATAATGATACGCATCGTTTTGGGCATTGTGTATTGATCTGTGATCAATTTGGACTAATGTTGGCTGAGAATAATCAATAGCTGAATAATTAAAATTAAAATTATTCCATCTTAATCCGTTTTCAGAACAAAAAAATCTAATTTTATCTGCAAATAAAGATATGCTCTTATTAGCTCCACTTATAACTATGCCCACACCCGGAGCCGCAAAAATTTCTATATCACCATCATCATTTAATCTAATAAATGAACTATTATCTGGATGGTTTAAGCCAACTTCTCTTTTTGAAAATTCATTTCTTCTCTTTAATTCATCAGATATAGGAAAATTTTTTTCTGGTTCTATATCACTTGGATAACTGGTCATAATTATTACCTCGACATAAACTTCGGCACGCCGGTATTTACTGTATAATTATACATGTAATTTGAGTCTAATGTTCCTTCTTCAAAAAAAGTAATTATATAAGCAAATCTTTCGTTGTCATCCCTAAAACCGACTAAGCAACGTGCTCCTGGATTCGGGGCAACTGTTTGAATTCCGGGCAGTGTGGGACATGGAACTCCAGATATAATATTGCCTATTTCTCCAGAATATTGATCGTCTATTATGACATCGGCTGAATTTGTTACTGAATCAAATTTCATTACTACGCCAGGCCTTGTTTTTGCTTGACGCATTCTTGAGTTATCAATTTTAGATTGAATTTTATTATCAAATTTTGGATAATTTATTGCCATTGTTTTTCCTTAATTTTATTTTTAATAACCTAGTTTTACTTTTGGATAATCAACTCCGTCAATCCAATTCTCTAAAATTGTTTTATTATTTTTTGCTACCCAAATGTCTTTTTGTAGCGTTCTAGAATTAGACAGAGATTCGGAGATTAGATATTCTTTTAAATTTTCTTTTGTTTTTCCAGTCATTTTATTGTAAACATCATAGGCGTCTGCGAATCTACAAAATGATCCACTAGTTGAAGAAACCCATCCGTATTTAGGTGCATTAGAACCTCCGTAATCTCCCCATGGAAATACTGGTAAATCATTAACGATAGATTTTACATTACCTCTATTTATTTTGGACCTAAGAAGCCATACTTGATTTGTTAAATTCCATAATCTTGTATCAAAATTTCTTATACCTTTGTCCTGAGTTTTTCCTTGATCTTTTACTTTTTGAAAGATTTGTTCATTTGTTAAGTTTTCTTTTTGCCAATTTACATATGCCATTTTTGAAAATGGATCAATTTTTTCTGGTTGTGGTAGCTTTATGTAAACTGGAATATTGCCGCCGTCTTTTGAACCCGCAGATATTTGCCAAAGCCCAACTGCACCATATTGGTCAACTATATAAATTCTTCTAAGTGATTCTCTATTTGATATTGCTACAAATATAGCTGCGGCTTCGTCTGAAAAATAACCGACCTCTGTTAATGCCAAAAATACTTCTTCTGGTTTAGGAGACTGAATATTTCCAGTAAAGTCTTTTTTTAACACATTTGTTGGCATTGATCCGTAAGGAGATGTTAAATATAGAGTCTTATTTATCGTTGATTGTGCGGATGATGAAGCTCCAGAAGCCGTAGACGGATTATATAAAAGCCCGCCCTGACCCGCGTAAAGACCTCCTCTTGCTGGAGAAAAGCTAATATGAATATGATTATCGTGAACTCCAGAAGTATCTCTTTTTAGTTTTAAATATTTTAAATTTGTATATTTAGCCCATAATTGATTTGTTTTACTTTCGTAAGTATCATAAGATTGATCTACATATTTTGCCGATACAGCTATGTAATCCGGAATAAGATAGGGTGGCATTGCGTTCATTTTTTCCAACAAGATCATCAATTGCTCTACATGTCCCTTGGCTGTATTAATTGGACTTGGTTTTGATCCAGAAATTTTTTCTATTTGACTAAAATCAAAAGCTCTACCAAAAGCGTGATCTGTAATTGAATTTGCTCCAGCTCCTTCAACCTTTGGGGAATCATTTTGTCTTTGTAAGCCAAAACCACCAACAATCTTTAATGCTGGACCAAAAGAATCAGATAATAAAGCTAACAAAAACTCAATTAATGATGCGGATACAAAAGCTAATTCTGAGCCTGCCGAAATTATATCTGCTGCTATTCTTCTATCTACAGCATCGCTGAGCCCAGGAACTATGGTGCCCGTATCATACTGTGCTTGAGTATTTGAATTATCAATATCAAATATGAAACCAGATTTAATATTAGAACCTAACTTTGAATCTAATAAACCTCCTCTTTCTGAATACCATGATTTTTGCACATTTGTTAATTTTGATATTCTTGCAATTGGCATTACTCCAGCACCAACCATCGCTGATTGACCATAGTTGACCGAAGTATGTCCATTGCCATCTATATCGTATACAGTTCCAGATAATCCTCCAACAGAATATTTTGATCTAATTGCAGAATCTAAATCCGTAATTAATCCATCATTGTATTTTCTACCAAAAGATCCAGAAGTTAAAAAGTTACCTACTACATCTGTAGTAGGCTTAGTTTTATCTGTTATTTGATATTCAAAGACACTTGTAGCTATTGAATTAAGACTTTCTCTTGCTATATCTGCCCTAAACATATTTGCGTAATTTTCATTACCAAAAAGTTCTTTACCCGAAGCAGCTGAGAGGATATCAGTTGAATTTAATGTTTGTCCTTCATATCCGTCTTTCGGCTAAAGAAGTTTTTGTAATCGCTATTCCATTTTTAGGAACAATATTATCAACTATTGCTCTAGTAAAAGATTTAGAATCAGCTAAATTTTCAGAATTTATGTTAAAAAAAGACATATTATTTCACCTTAGTTGGTATTCCAACAGAATCTATTGCTTTATTAACTGAGTTGGATTCGGTTAATAAATCATTTGTAAAAACATTGGCTAAATTGTTTACTACCAATTCCCAGTTAAGCGTATATGGAGTTCCATCATCATAGTACTCATCCCATAGCACTATCGGCCATCTTGAAGCTGATTTATATATTTGCTCTAATCTTTTCATTTCCACCATAGCAGAAAATAGCTTTCTTAATTGTGAATTTGTTATTTGACTATTTGCAATTGTGTAGTTTGAAATATGATCTATTACAGCAGAAGAATTAATAGAATTAAAAATAGTTGAATATTTTGTAAATATTATTGAATTTTCATAAAAACTATCTTTAAAAGCTTTTTCTATTTTTGATTTATTAAATTTATTAGAAACAAATAAATTATATACAAAATCTTTAAAGCTAATTAATTTTTCTTCAGAGACATTATAAAAAATTGTAGCAAGTGTTCTTCCATATATTTCTTTTAGATAATTAGTTTCTCTGTTAAATCCAGCACCGGGTTCAAAATTTTCTATATCAGACTCACTGGCAAGTCCGCCTGTTTCTCTTGACTTTTTAACTCTTAATAAAAATACTTTATTTTTTAATGCATTTATTACAAATTGAGTGCTCTTAAAACCTGGAGAAGATTTATCAATTATTTCTACTTCTGTTGCGACTGAAGATTGTCCAGGTTCTTTTGGATAACTTGAAGTTACTACAGATTTTTCTGGAGCGTTGATTCCATCAAAACGAACATCAAAAGAATTTCCACTTAATATATCTACAACTCTTATGGTATCAGCGTCTTTTACTCCAGTATTTTCTACGCCAACAGTTGTATCTAATCTGCATAATATTTTAAAGAACGGTTCAAATGTAGTTTTTTCCGGACCAAGACCCGACAAATTAAGAACCTGTGCGTGAACTAAGGCGTTTTCGTAACTTATGTATCTAACTAATTCTTTTATTTCCGTTTCTTGCCAACCAAGACTCTTGAATATATCATCACTTCTAATATATGCATACCCATCTGATGTTCTAGTTCTTCTTCTTAAGCCCAACATTCCCGGTAGTAGTGCCTTTGAATGATATCTTCCAACTACCATTCCCTGATTATAAGAAAGACCAGCATCCATTGGTTGTCCATTTTTATTTAGATATTGAACATAGCATCCGTGTTGATCTAATAAATTATCTCTAACCCACTGCCATCCTTTCCAAGCAAGTTGTCCAAATATTGGCAAAGTAGAAAGACCAAGCAGTGCTGAACTACCCGCAATGCCTACCGCTGTAGAGCCGCCAACAACGCCAGTTATTGCTGCTGCTGCTGTTCCGCCAGACACTGTGTTATTGTTCCCATTGATTCCAGCCTGCTTTCTAATCGCATCAGTAAAAGTTGTACTTGAATCAAAACTACTATGCGTTAAGCTTGCAACAACATCTTTTATAAGAGCAGAAGAACCATGAGTATATTGTATTCCTCCAAGCATTTGTGGATTCAAGTTTTCTGCGAGTCTATCAAGAGATATGTCTCCACCAAGAGTTATTGCAGAATTATCCGCGCTAACAGCATTTAAAAATAATCTTGTGTCATTTCTTATCGCCTGCATATTCATCCATGAATCAATCCATGATGTCATAAACCACTTTGCTGGATCATTTACAGTTACAAGTGCATTGGGGGTTATAGAAGTTATATAACCAAGCTCTGAAGTAAAATGATGCATAACCTGTTCTACTTCAAATAAACCATACATTCTTTCATACACGTCAGCCAAATAAACTATATCGTGTGGCCTTATATCTGGGTTGCCTATAATTAATAATTCTCCACTATATATATCTTTAATATTCTCCTTAAGATGTGAAAGAGCAATTCTTTTAGCTGATAGTTCATCTGGAGCACCTGTTGCATTTTTTGATAGTCCTCTTCCAGTTTCAAAAGGGTGAAGTATTGGATGAAGAAATCCAAAGAATCCACTTCCAACAATATTGTCAAAATATATTCCAGTTTCAACAGTTGATTCTATTTGTCTTTCTGCTGGTGCACCTTTATCAAGAGCCACTGTAACTGGATACTTTCCATCGGATACTGCAGTAATAACAGAAGAAACATTTGTTGTTGTTTCTTGAATTTGATTAGAAAGAATGTGACTAAATGAACTTAAGTAATGTATTCTCTGAAATGGTTCTCTAATTTCTACTACTGGTTCTCCATATTCTCTTGTAAATGGATTATCAACTGCCCTTAAAAGAGAACCAGGTCTACCAAGTTGATAGTATATAGAATCATTAAGAGCTCTATTTAGTATATTTGCTTGTTTTGACAAAGAACCTATTTGAGATAAACCATAACCAGTTTGCAACATATTTAATTTAAATAGGTTAATTAAACCAGTTAGTGCTGTCCCCATTGCAGCAAAAATAGGACCTATATTTTTATCCCAAAAGTTGTCTAATCCACTAGTTGTTCTAGTTATAAAATTTGAAGCGCTGTTGCCTTCTCCTTTATTGTTGTATAATAATTGTAAAAATTTCTTTTTGTCTTTAGCGTAAGTATTGTTTGGATTAATAAACGCTGCAAATATTTTGTCCACAGCTTTGAAATCCCATTGATCGCTACCTGGAGCAGTGCCCAAACCAACACCTATTTTTCTAGATGGCTTAAGCACAAGCCAAGCCCTTGCATATGGATCTGCCCACATGGCTTGTCTGAATAAACCAACCATTATTAAAAATAATTGTTGAGGAGTTTTAATCAATTTATCTCCTACAACTTCCTGTCCACTCAATTCTGCTAAAATTTCACCATTATCTATTAAAAAATTTTGTCTAAAAGCTTTTATCTTATCTAATGTCATTAAATTAAAATATTCAATTAATCCACCCTCTGCAACTGGTGCATCTATAAAGTTTTTTCTTGCAAATTCTATTGCAGCTAATTGAGATGATGTTATTTCATTTCCAAATAATATTTGGAACTCGTCATTGGCCGTATTGCCGGTATCTTTAAATTTTTTAAAAATATCTTTTGGTATATTTCCACCAACAAATTGACTCTGTATGTCTTCTGCAAATTCATCTTGACTATCAGGATCAAAACCAAAAGTATCAAAAAATATTGTTTTAACAGAACTATAAGTATGGTATCCAAACCTAAATTGATCCCATATATCTTGAGCTACATCTAAACTTCTTCCATCTCCAGCAATAACGGAAACATTTAGGTCATATCCTTCATCGTAATATGTTCTAGCTTCTATTGATATTGAATCTGCTAAACTAAAAATTGATTTAAACTGTAACCTGCCTGAGGCGCTGAGTGGGTCTCCCGTTGTTGCTACCTCTTTATCTAATATTCCATAACCCTTATCTCTACTGGTTACAGTTTCTATATCGTTATATATGTTTTTATAATAATCTGTATAGTTACCCGCATAAGTAAAATCTGAACTATCTGCTAATTTGGCCACAGAATAATATTCATTTATACTAGTTCTATATTTTTCATAATCATCTAATCTATCGGGAACAAAACCCTGTATTCCACCACCAAGTTTAGCTCCTTGATAACCAGATCCTGCTTTTGCTGTCGGCCTAGCCTTTAAAATATTTTCTCCTGTTTCAAAATCACCAAATCCAATTAGAAAGTCCTGAAGCTCTTTGTCGGATTCATCTACTAATGTAAATTTTTTTCCTGGAACAAAAGCGCTTGTTGCTACACCCAGTGGTATTGTATTTGGAACAAATGCAAAATAGCATTCTCTTGGAGTTGGGAGATCACTATATCCCTTGCCTTTATTAAATAATTTTTTTTGACCATCAGAGAAAATAACATCATCACCAGAAATTATTCCAAGAAAGTATGCTGCGTCTGGTGATACAACAGCATCTATTGTTTTTTCTTCTACATCTAAATTGTATTCACTGCTATTGTTAGATGTTCCTTCTGAAAGAAAATTTGATTTATTCTGTCCCCAAAGAAAGTAAGCTGGTTTACAAACTACACCATTATTTGTATCTGGATTATAAACTAATACATGAGCGTTTTTATAATCTTTTACACTTCCAATTAATTGATTTGTTTCTGAATCAAAATATTTTTTTGCAAATTTTGATATTTCAGATTGATTTGCAGTTGGCTTATAGGGCCATCTCATTGCAATATAAAATTGTTCATCAACTAGGCTTCCTGGCATTCCCCATTCAGAAAAATCTATTTCTGAAGTATTCCTTTTCTGGGGCAGTGGCATTGATATAACAAGAGACTCTGAACCAATATCAATCGGTGAATCAAAATTATATGAATTTAAAGTAACATCTGCTAACTCGTCTACTCGAAGTTGTTTTTCAACTATATTTATATTATCAACAAACAAGCTTGAGGCGAAGGTGTCTCCGTAAACAGAACTAACACTTTCTATGTAATTATTATATACATCTTGATTTGTTTCCTTGGATATTCCATCATCATCGCTACCAAACAGTTTTCCAAAAGCCCATTTACCTGCAGCTACTAGAGGCCTGGAAATGCCCTCAGAAATGCCAGTACCTTTATCTATTACATCTTCGACAATATCTAAGCCTCTCCTAAATTTAGAATATCCATCAATTGAATCATATTGAAATGCAAAGTTTTCTAATCTATATTCTCCATATGTATCAGCTCTGTTTGTAAACATGGGATATCTAAATCTTGAAGGAAGTTGGGGAATTTGACTATGTGCATCTGTTGAATTTACCACTTTAGAAATTTTTTTATTTTCTTCGGTGTAAATAGGAGAAATTGGAAGGTGAAAACCCATTGTAACTATACCTTTTGTTTTTGGTATTTTTGCTACTGTTTTTCCCGTTGAATCAATTAATATTTTCGATCTATTAGAATCAAAGTTAATTACTTGACCTTTTAGTTTTGCCGACGTTCCATAATATTGTTGTGCGTTTTTTTGCAAAGATGCAAAAGCAGCTATTGTGTCTATTGGTTCTGTGTTTCTAAGAAATGCATCGGCGTCGGCATATGAACTAGTATTTTTATTTATTTCAGTTATTATTTTAGTCAAATCAAAATCTGGATCAACTACTTTAGGACCCATACTTATTCCTAGTTGACCCATTTTATCGTCGCCCGGATACCCAGTTGTTACTGGCACAACACCAGACGTGTACAGCCAATGGGGTTTGCCATAAAATACTGTTGATCGATCTTCAAATGGCCTTATTGCTACTATGTAATTTGGAAGTAACTTTGCACATGTTTGAAATAAATCCCAAACAGATCTCATATAGGTTTGAGCTCTAAATGAAACTTCATCAAATCCAGGCATGTCGTCATCTAGAGTTGATGTTAGACCAAGCATATTGAATATGCTATTGCCGCCCCTTGTGCCAAGTACACCAAGAAGACCAGCACCAACTCCAACCGTGATTCCAATTGGCCCACCGATAGCAAAAGCTGGACCCAATATACTTGCCGTTGCAATTGCTGATCCTACGGTAGCTGATCCAGTATTATCTCTTATTTGACCTAAACCAGTTAAACCCTCAATAGCTGTTTTTGCATCGGTGTTTTGTTCTGCATATTTTTGAACGAGTCCGTTCCAACTTCTATCGGTTAATCTAGATAGATACTCTATTCTTTCATTTGGTTGAGAAGTTGGAGTTATTGAAGAAACAGATGTCCAACCATCGCCTAAATCTCCACCAAGAAATTGGGCTATTCCAGTTCCATTCCCTGGATAAATATTTCTTTTAAATATTTCAAAATCTCTTGCTTGAGAAAAATTTGACCACAATTGATTCATTAAAGAAAATACTGGGGTCCTAAACTCATTTATGCCAACAGCTATGTCTAATGTTGATTTTGCAGTTCGGGAAGAACTACCAGTACCAACTGCATTATAGGCATCTGCTATGGCGTCTATTCTGGCTTGATGTTTTTTTTCTTCATCTAAAGTAAGTGGTTCATAAACAATTGAACCAAAATGTCTTATTCCAAATTTATTTTCAGAAAAAACTAAACCTCTATTGGCGTAGGCAATACCCTCCCTAAACCTAGATGCTCCCATCGAAAGAAGTCTTACCATTAAATCTCTTGGCTCGGAAAGCCAAAGACCTGTATTTATTCCACCATCTATTTTTCCACTATCGCCTTTTTTATTGGTAGAGTTTACAACTGCACCCAACTCTATTGCATCTGATTGTGCTGTTACTGTAACTATCTCACCAAGTTCCACCTGACTAATAACACCGTTAAATAAAATTTGAAGTGAATTAGGGTTTGATCCGTACCCTCCCCTTAAATGAACTCTAACGCCTGGTTTTAATCTTATGTTTTCTATATCAACAACATAATCATTTTTCATATGAGCTAGTACATTTCTAGCTTTATTTAAAGTAATATCTATTATACTCGATAAGCCATCTGTAAGACTGGGGTTATCTTGAGAATATTCAGAATCTACACTAAAGAATGAGGCGGATTCTTTTTTAGAAAGTTTTGAATAAAGATTTGATACTCTAAAAACTAATGTATCACCAAGAAGATCTTCTGATTGTATAATAGAAAAATCTATTATTGATTGCAATCCATAGAAATTATCAAACATTTTGACACCGGCAAAATATCCACCTTCATCTATTAGCCATAACATATAAGTTGGAAATGCTCTTAACATTCTTCCAGACACATCTCGATACTGAGTATCAACCAACATTTTTTCCCAATGAGATTCAACTGTGTCTACCGGCTTTGAAGTGTTCATTACCTCGGGACTTGTGCCAGCACCGTGCGAATAGGGTTGCTGATAGTTTGAATAGGCTGTTGAACCAGCTATTGCTGATTTAGTAACAGCATATGATGGGTCGGAATGCTTATCTGATATTCCCCTAGGTTCTATCTTTGCGCCATTTTCTGTTTTCTTTACATTAACTCCGTCTAATGTAAGATAAAATCTTCCATCTTTATCATAATCAATATATCCTAAATTTACACCAAGAGCAGTTTGTATTGAAGCGGGTATTTTAGATGGTTCATTTTTATCTTTTATCGGATAAATATTAATAATATGATGAAATTCAAGTTCGTCTGGATCAAAGCTTACTAATTCTTCGTCTTTTAGACTGTATTTTCCTTCTAGGGCTTCTTTTAATTTTGATAAAAGTTCAGAATTACTAGAACTAATGTAGCCAACTTGATATGGTGCAGAAGATACTTTATTCATAAATTCTGTTACCGTTTCATTTTCTGATTTTGTATATTCAAAATAATCTGTAATTAAATTTTTCTTAAGTAAATTTATTTTGTTTCTTTCTTTTGAGTCATCCATTCCAAAATAATTTGGATCATAAATTACTTTTTGAAAAACAGAAATAAATTGATCAAAATTTATATCAGTTTTTTCAATAAAATAAATTACATCGTTTAATACTTGTTTTCTAGCTTCTTGAGCGGTACGGTTTGTTGAATCTGAAGATGGATATATTCTTAAAAAGTTAATTATTTCTTTCGCTATATTAGCGTGCATTTCTTTGGTTATTTCTGTACCTAGATTATCATTTGTATTTGGAACTTCTAATTCTTTCGGCGCTGCAGATATATTATTTATTATATCTTTGTCAAACATATCAAAGCTTCTAAAATAAAAATCTGGATCTAAATGACCAACAGTTTCATTTTTATCATTTTTTACTTCAAGAGGAAGATCTGGATATGCGTTAAATAAACCCCACATTTGTTTGATTCTAAGAAATGGATTTTTTTTCGTAGAAAAATGTTCTATTAATTCTCTTTGTTGATTTGAATCCAACTTTTCTCTAGCCTGTTGAAATACATCAAAATCAATTAAGCTTATATTCACATCGTAAACGTGAGGAAAACCTGGAATTGTATTAACTGAAAAATTTGAAGGCAAAACATATTTAACACCAGATAATGCAGTAACTATATTTTTAATACCAATAAAACCAAGTACGCCAGTTGAGTGCTCTAATCTGGCCAATGCATTAACATGATCAAATATTCTCTTTAGTTTTGTTAATTCTTTTTCGCCAATGATTCTCATCGAGATATTGATATAGGTGTCTTTTCCGCCTATGTGTTGATAAGTTGGCTCATCTTGCATCTGCAATTGCAGCTTGGCGATGTTGTTACCTAGTGTCAAAGACACTCCGGTAACTATAGCTGCGGCTGGATCAAGATCTATTTTGAGCATTGGGACTTCCCATTCTCTGAATGAGAATGCTCCTTGCTTTGCTCTAGCTGCCTCAAGTAATTCTTCTATTGGTGCACTTTTAAAGAATCTTTCATAAAGTGTTAAGTTAAATCCTTCTTTAATTTGATCTCTAACCCTATTATAGATTTTTTGATATGCTAAACTAAAAGTAGATTCTTTTACAGTTTCTGGAATTGGCACTCCGGCTTTTCTGGCTTGACTATCTGCTATTGCTTTAGTTTGTTGCGCTAAAAGACCTTTAGATGTTTTACTAATTTCTTTTAATAATTGTTTCATTGTTTGAAGATTAGTATCTTTATATACAACGGAATTAAATACATAATTTCTTAACCCTGGCTGTGCGGGGACATTGTTACTATCAATATCTAAAATATAACTTTGTTCTGTACCGTCTAATGAATTTTCTTTAACAAATAATGTTGCAACATAACTATATACTTTTTTACGATGTGTATCATCATTTAATCCAGCTGTTAAAATATCCATTATTGTTAATATGTGATATTTTATGTTTGAATTAATTCCAGTATTTTTAGATAAGTTGTATACACCATTTAAACTTAAACCATACCCAGCGGATTCATTTATGTCTATTCCAAAACCATTTAAAATTTTTCCCCAATAATCCTGACTATTATCACTCAATAATCTTTCTTCATCACTCCTAAATGAGGCTGCGTCAGGCAAAAATATTTTTGTTTGAGTTTCTGCTGGAACATAAAAACTTATATTCCTTCCATCATTCCATTCTGCAACTATATTAGTCTTTAATATATCATCATAGTATGCAGCTTGTTTTATCAACGATGCGCCATATGGGCTTATTTCATATTCTCCACTGCTAACGGTTACTGTTCCCGTATTAACTAATGCGTCAGAAACTTTTTCGTCAGTTGTCTTCATTAAGAAACTTGCGTTTACATAATTGTGAAGGGCCCCAGCTGCTTTGCCCATAAACTGCCTATACTTACCCCAGTGTATTGCTTGATTAAAATCATTAATCATAGGAAGTAATGGTTTATGATTAAAATTTAAAAGTTCTATATCAACCGCTAGAGCAAATGGGAAGTTGGGAACTGTTGATATTGATAAATTGGATAGAGCTACAGCGGTTATTCCATGAACCGTATTAAGGTAGTGATTTCTAACTGGAAGAAATGGAGAATATTTAAATGCGGCCACCAATCCGCGAAGTGAAGATAAAAATTTATCTATTTTTTGATCACTTGAACCATCAGTTTTAAAATCAATTTCATAGTTATCTTTAAGAACTATTTTTGAAGCATCGTCTATATTTATTCCCCAAATTTCTTCGTAGTTAGGAAAAAATAATCTCATTTTTATAGAGCTTTCTTTATAGCCAGAATTAAACTTAGGAGTATTTTTTTGCCTTAGCGCTCCGCCTGTTAAGCTGCCAGTTTTAAAAGCTGTATTTACATCTATTGATAGTGGTGGAACAAAAAAATTCGCTGCACCGATTCGTAAATGAAAAACGTCGGGAGAAATTGGTTGATTATTTTGCCTATACGGAGAATTGTCCAACACTGCTCTCATTCTCTTTGCCGTATTTTCAAAATTAAATGCCATTGTAAATATAGCTTCTTTAAATGTTTGATTAGAATCGTTTAATCCTCGACCAAAAGCTTTTTCAAGACTTGCTATAAAATCTTTCATACTATTAATGCTGTCATCAGACTCGCCATTAACCTCGCCACCACTTGTTGAGTAATCAGCGGTTATGGCTATTGCATCAAATAAAAATGTTACAAGACTAGGAAAATAATTATTGATAATGCCAAGAGTAATCGGATCACGCGATACATTTCTAACAACATTTGTAAGTTTAGTTAACCAAGCTGTATCTCTAGCTGGATCAAGAGCATCTGCGGCACCAGTTCTTATTCCCTTCTGAGGAATAGAAGATAGTCTTTGTTTACCAAATGCTGAAATTGAAAATGCACTGAAAGCCAAGTCATATAGTCCTGTATCCCAAATTTTTTTAAATAACTTAGCTTTAGATTTTCTATCTAACTCTTTAATTCTTTTTAAATCAGTCTGACTAAAAACCCTTAAGGTAGCAGCTTTGCTTTCCTCGTAATTCTGACCCAAGCCACCCAAAACGCTATACTTAAGCATTTGGTCGAAGTTATTTCTTACAACACCTTGAAATCTATTATCTAGTTGTCTTAATACTTGATAGAACGTTTCTTCTGCTGCGTCAGGAAATTCTTCAATATATTGATTTTCTGAACTTGATGCATTTTCGTTATTAGACATAGTTTATATTAAATTATTTCTTTTATTTATTAAACTTACAATTTGGGAAGAAGACCCTTCCATAGTATTATTTGTTCTATTGTCAATTATACTTCTAAAATTTCTTTTTGTAAAAGAATTTTGTTTTAAGTCTCCAGAATGAGAAGCAAAAGTTTTATTATATCTAGCTTTTTGAATTGATGGATTTAAGTATCCAGTTCCATTCATTTGGATGTAGGTCGAAGATCCCCTGTCTAGGCCCTCCCAGGAGCCCTTAAGAGCGTCAGATTGCCCTGTGGTGCCTTTTGGCGCATATTCCACACTTTGGGCCCCAGAAACGTCTGAGCCGCTTGATATGTTCTTACTGGAGGCTATTTTGGCTGCATACTTGTTTGAAGTTTGCGTTCTTGGACTAGTATCTATTCTTTTAGACGCAGCGTCCTTTAAATTCTTATTTTGTTTGTCTGCACCAAAAATCATATACATTAACCTTAATATGAGCTAGCTAGCTGCTGATAAGGATCCATTCCAACTTGCGGGATTCCAGAATACATAGTAGTGTCCATATCGAAATTTCCGAGTCCCATAGCCATATCCTGGAACTGTTGAACTTGATTTCTATTGCCGTATAAATTAACTTTATAACTTACTCCGGGATTATATGATACTGTTCCTATTTGAGGAATTTCAGAAGCTCTATTTGGATATTGGCTTTCATAGGCTGATCCTCCAGGAAGCATTGGCGGACCCTGCATCTTTTCTGGAGTATGATCTTTAAGTCCTTGATAAGCAAAGCTGCCAACAATTAACGCTCCAGTTGCATATATAGAATTTTTAAATAAATTATTATTTTTAAATAAGTTTTTTAATTGTCCAGACTTAAGATATTCAGAAAATCTAACAAATTTTCCTTTTGCCCCTAAAAACTTTGTGTAGTCTTCATCATTTAAAGCGGCATTTATTGCTTTTTTAAAGCCGTCATCACCAGTAAATGTTGACTGCCCAGTTGCGGTTAATGCTTGCATAGTTGCTTGATCTTGTTGCAGTGCTTGATTTGCTGCTTGAACACGAACAACATTTGCCCTTTGTCTTGCCAATGCAGATTCTTCTGGAGATGCGCCTTCTATATTTTGGCCAAGTGCAGCTTGAGCTAAATATCTTTCTTCACTTGAAATTGACTTTGATTTAATCATATTTTCAAAATAATCTTGAATTGCATTAAGGATTTGATCAGGACTAGTTATGCTAGTAAATTTTGAAGAAGATGTTAAATTATTCAATACCTGCTCTTCTAAATCTCCAGCTGTAACCCTTAGTGCGGCTGCTTGTCTTCTGGTTCTAGTCGTTGTAATTTGTCCAGCAAAATTTTCATTATCTAAATAATAAAGCCTTGACAAGTCCATTTCCCTTTGACGAGTCAAAGAGGCTCTTTCTGCGGAGACTTTGTCTACTGCAGTTATTATTTCTTCTCTTGATAAACCGGTGATTTGTTGTGCTCCCGTTATATCTTCATATACTTTTTGACCCAATCTATATCTTCCCTCGTCGGCTAAAACTTTTTCATGTTCTGCCATTTCATTTGTCAAATATTGTGTTACGTTCTCATACCCTTCTTTATGCTTGTCAAGAAGAACGTTTGCTACTTTTCTTGCTTCATCAGAAATATTTGTTGCAGCGAGGATATGATCTTGTGGTATTGAACTTAGATTAATTGATTTTATTAAATCAAATTGAGCTCTTACTTGTTCTCCAATGTAATTTAGTTTTGCTAATGATGCGTATTTATGATCTTTAGATGCGCCAAACAACCTACCAAGAGTTGATCTTATTTCACTTGAAGAAGGTTTTGTTTTTAATAAATCTTCTTCTAATTGATCTAATTGAGTTCCTGTTAAAGTTTGAGCTCCTCTTGCATCTTTGATGCCCTTTCTAATATTATCAAATAAAGTTTTAATATCACCATCTGAAAGTCTATCTTCCAATAAGATTTGATCTATTACTGGTCTTAGGTTCGCATCAAATTGACCACCAAATTCTTGAGAAGTCATCAAAGCTGTTGCTGCACCTATTCTTTGTCCCAAAATGCCAACAGCTTTTTCACCAACTACATCTATATTAAGATTTTTTAATATTTCTTCATCAGTATATCCAAGCGCCTTTAATGCTGCTCTTTGTATATCAGCTTCGCTTCCACCAGCTTTAATGGCAGCTTCGGCTAATTCCATTGTGTTTTTTATATTTGCTACAAAACGAGAACTTGAATAGTTAACACTTGTGTCAATTGCTGTTTCTGAAGAAACTAATCCTATTTGTTTTCCTAAAATATTTTTTAATTCATCACTTATTTGAGCATTGCTATTTATCAAATTAATGTAATCATCAAATTGATTTAAAGTAGAACCTACAACCATAGTTCTATTAACATAAACTCCAAGTATGTTTCCTGGCTCAAGAGCCGCGGTTTCCATTTTTCTAAATACAGAATGAGTCAAAAGAGCCTGTAGACCATTATCAGTAGAGTTGTTATTGACTAGTTCAGTTAATATTTGTCTTTTTAGTTTTTCATCAGTAATTGATAATGCATCTTTTATTTGTTTATACAGTCCTGGATCTAATCCATCTCTATATTTATCGACTAGATTTTCCATTTGACTACCTAAGCTAAAATCAAATGCGCCCTCTTCTTGAAATATTTTATATATATTACTTCTACTATAAAGATCCGTATTCTTTAAAGCAGAGGGGCCATAGTCAACAAGATTTTTAAGCATCGTTTCGTCCATCGCCCCTATGCTTCTGCGCATTTTTTTATATGCATTTTGTATTACTGTTTCTACCTCTTGTTCTGTTGTAGTGTAGCCAGCAGAAAAACCTTTATATTTATCTGGATCTAAAGCCAACAATAATCTTCCAGCTTCAGAGTCTCCGCGCGTTAGATAGTTCTGCTAAAGCTTTTTTAAAATCTTCTTTTTCACCAAAAAGAGCTCTTAATGTTCTTATGTCATCTAATTTTGCACTAGCCATAATGCTTTCTTGTACACCAGAAGGTTGTCTTGTTAAGCTAAATGCTAATCTTCTGTTACCGGCCGCGTCATCATAGGTCATAAGTCTTGGCAGGCCTTTGTCGTCCAAGTCGAATCCACCCAGTGATTGAAAGAACTCTGGAACTGCACCAGGTGCAAAGAATAATCTTCCATTACTAATTCTAAATTTTAATAATTCTGCTGTTTGATCATTTCCAGCTAATTTAAAGTTAATATTTTCTATACCCTTACCAAGTATCGATTCTTCTCCTCCGCCTAAAGCACCTGCGGTTTCGGTGCTCACTGCAAACCTAAACACGTTAGGCATTGTGGGCAGATATCTTATCTGGCCTTCTTTGGTGGTCATTCTAAATGCTTCTGACGCAAATGTGCTATGAAGCAAATTCATCATTTCTGGAGATTGTTTAGGACCTATTCCGGATTGGTGCAGTTCCAGAATCCTTCTTGCATATTCTTGGTTTCTAACTTTTGCTGATCTTATAGATGATGGAAGATTTGAAAGATCTTCAGTGAGATTTTTATTTAACATATTTCTAATTTTTTCAGGAAGAACATCTGAATTTATTGCCTCTTGAAAATCGCTCGCTACCTGAGCGGAGTACTGTTTTATTGATTGCAATTCTTCTGGACTTGAAAATATTTCAGGATGAAACGCAACAGAGACAGGGTCAGCATATACGCTGCTACTAGAAGAACCAAATCCACTAATTGTTATAAAGTTTTTTGATCCACCTAATCCTATTTCTTCTTTCAATCCAGATCTACCTATTATCATAGAGACATTCTCAAATCCCTTGCCAAGATCTCTACTAATATCAAATGCTGTTTTTATTCCAAAATTATCATAATATCCTCTACCAGTTACCTGATAAAGGTTTTCTGCTCTACCAATAACATTTTTTCTCTGCTGTAATTGTTCTAACTTTTGCATTAACTGCTGTTTATTTGCTGGAGATGTTGAACTTGCTATGTCCTGTTTTAATTGATTAATTTGAGTATCCAATTCTTCAACTGCTTTATTTATAACTTTTTTATTTAAAACTGCAATACCATCAAATTCTTTTTCTGCGTCATCCATAAATCTTGTAAAGATTTTAATTTCATCTTCAGAAATAAAACCTTTTGTTTTCATGTCATCTAATTTAGCTTTTAAATCTTTATTGCTTGTTGCATTGCGTATTAAATCTTTTATGTCTGATCTTTGAAAAAAGCCATCTATAAATTTTTGTGGATCTTGAATTACAGTAGTTTTAGGATCTAAAGATTTAATTGAGTTTTTTACAGATTTTTCTAAAATAGTTGCTGAATCTATTTGTGCTATTGCTTTTTGTTCTAATGAATTTACATCACCCAATCCAAGTTGTTTTCTTAAAATTTCTAAACCCTCTTCAATAACAACTGCTTTGGGATCTTTGGTTCCAAGAGCAGCTCTTAAAGTATCTTCGGTTATGGTTATATCTCTTTCTGAGATTAAACCTTTCATTCTTTTTGTAATCTTTTCCATAAATGCATCAATTGGTTTATCGCTTGCAAAAACACTAGCAAATTTTTCTTGATTAAATATAGGATTACCTATAACGCTTAGCATATAATATGTTTGTTCGTCAGATAGTATTTTTCCACCAACTTTAAATTGCAGTAAGTTTGCACCCTCTTCATCTATAAATGGAATAAAACCGCCTTTATCTGGACTTGTTTCTGACATTTTTCTTATTGCTTCAAGAAAGTCTTTTGGCCTTGATCCCTTTTGTGTTTTACTTGCTATTATATTTGCACTTACGTCTGTGCCAATAGAGGGTATATCTATGCCCATTGTTTTTAATTTTGCTGCAGTGGCTGGATCTATATTTCTCAGCTTATTTTGTATTTCACTTAATATTTCACCAACTTGGGCATACTTGGGGTTATTTGGATTATTAGCTAAGTTTAAAACCGAACCCGATGCTGCACTTAATGATTCAAACTGAGTCATCATTAAACTACTTGCCCTGATAAAGGCTTCTTGTGGAGTATCTAATCTTTCTCCGGTTGCTGAAACAACATATTGTATGGCGTTTGTAGATGGATTTAATTCCACCCTTATTACTCCGCCTCTACCTAAATCTGTTTTTCTAAGTGATTGTTGTGCAGCGGAAAGTCTCTTAATCGGATCTTTAATAAAATCGTATAACATTATCTCATCCCTGCTGCAATGCTAAGTTCGTTTGACCCAAATGGGTTCATTACCGGTGTTACTGTCCCAGATATTCCTGCACCACTCATAATTTGTCTCAGCCTATAAAGTACATCTGTTCTGGCGGATGGTGCATCAAAAACTGGATAACTTGGGTTTGAAAGATTTGCCTCTTTAATCTGTTGTGGATAATAACCCATTTGAGACATTTCAAGACCCATTGATTGACCTATCTTAACTTTTACATGATCCATGTTTGTGTTTGGATGCCAACCTTCCCAAGACAAATCAGGAAGCTGATGTCTTTCAAAGTATTCTGCTAAGTCTGGCTTTTCTTCAACTGGCATACCCCAGGCAGCTTCGTAAATTCTTCTTTCCAATCTACCAGCGGTAGAAAGAATTCTTTCTCTTTCTGGTGCCGGGGCATTTAGCATTTCTACAAAGTGTTCTCTTTTCCTTTTGGGTATGGCAAGTTTCAACATATCGATTGGCATTCCATAAAGGTCTGCTCCATACATTGTTCTTTTTGCGGCTTGTCTATACTGGTTTGCTGCGGCTGAATCTCCAGCTTGTTGTGCCATCGATGCTAATCTAGTATTTTTTGTATATGTTAATATATCTGTATATTCTTCAAGAGCAAGTTCTTTTTTTCTTTGAAGTGGCATGTATCTTTCGCCAGTTAATTTTTGACCAAGTTGAGATATTGTAGATACTGTTCCTCCGACTACTGTTCCTAAAGCACTGCCGAATAGTCTGGCTTTTGGAGTTCTACCAAAAAATGATCCAATCACACCCAAAGCTGCAGCTGCTACCAATGGATTTCTTTGTGTGGCCTTATTGAGCATTGGTTCAATAAAACTTTCAAATGGCCTTTGCCATTGTGGGAAAGTTGCTCCATAAACATTTCTTCTTTCCCAATCTTCGGTTGCTGTTCTCTTATTTAAGAATTTTGTATTAAACAAAGTATCTCGATGAGCTATATATTCACCAAGTCTTTGCATTTTTCCTATACTGCCGCCCATCATATTTGTTTGATCTGCGTAAGGAGTAAATTCATACTTGCTTGTTGTTCGCTCTACTCGACCTCTAATTTCTTCAACTTTTATTTTTTGATCAGGACTTAAAGCCATCTTGTCCATCATTTTATTTAGAGATTTAAACTGCTGAGAATACGGAGCAACATCTGCAAGAATTTTAAATTGATCAACTAAACCATACCTACCAGTTTCGTCTGCAGATACCTTATTGAATCTTTCATATCCTATTCCAGGAAGTCTTAGCTCTCCTTCTTGGACTTTTGTAAATGGATCTCCTGTTTGAAAGTTAATATAATATTCTGGACCCGGCATGAATGGATATTGTTTGCCCATTGTATTAGCAATCGGATTTATGTAATCTATTCCAGTTCTTTCTTTTGGAATAAATCTTCTTACAATTTCAGAAAATTCTATATTACCAAGAGCACCTTGAGCTGGAATTGGTACGTCACCCAAACCACCAAGATTTAAATCCCAAAAAGCTCTTGATGTTCCATATCCTTTTGATGCTGATTGAAGCATTGCTTTTTCGGGTTCAAAATCACCTTGACCAAATCCAAATTTTTCTCTAAGACTTGCAAATCCAAATCCATAAATACCAGCCATTTCTTGAGCTCTATACCCAAATTCTCCAGACAGATCAGATTGTATTGGCTGACCAGCCGAAGCAATTCTCGGTGGCATTATCCCTCTTTGTTTTGGGGGACCATACGACATTTGCATTAATGGTTGGTTTAGTCCTGCTATAGCATTACGTGTCATACCACGTGCTGTGTTTAAAGGAGATTGTGCTGCTCCCCTTAAGTTTGCATTTGAGCCACCAACTTGAGAAAAAACCATAGTTGATGAATATGAACCACCGGGACCACCACCCGCACCCCTGTTTATGGGTATAACGTTTGAACCACTTCCCATTCCAGCATTGTATGCGCTGGCGTCATATGCTCCATACTGACCAACTGACACATACTGACCAAGGCCTTGCATGACTTCCTGTTGATGCATTGAGACTTGTGGTTTAATAATTCTGCCAACAGTAGCATTGAGGACGGTATTTATAGGACCAAAAGGACCAGTAAAATATTCTCCTGTTACTGGGTACGGTCTGTCTTCGTAGTGTTTTCTTTCAAATCTATATGGATCTAATGGTCTTAATGGAGAAATGTCATTGTAAAATAAGAATTTTTCTGCTGGACTTCCATATGTATCAGAGGTAAATAGTGCGCCACCCTGCAATTTTCTATACCAAGATGGTCTATAGTATTGAATCTTCCCGCCCTTAAATGGCGTATTGCCTAGTGGCCAATATCTCCCCTGCCTAATCGGAACTTCTCCATCTAGAAGTTGTTCTTTTTTCTCCTCTTTTGTCATGCCACCAGGTGTTATGCCAGCAGCTATTGCTTGAGTTTCAACTATTGCTCTAGCTACTTTTGTTGTTACAAATGGAGAATATGTTTTTTCTCCATAATTATCTTCTGGGCCAAGCGCTCCACCCAGCATTCTGTCTGCTGTAAAAGCTGTTGTTCCAGCGGCGTATAGTGGAAGAACTCGCTTGCCAACCATACCTCTTGCATATAGATCTAATGGGCCTTTAAACTTAGATACATCCAACTGCATTCCTAGTGTTCCGAAATATCTATTTAAACGTTCTACACCTTGGGATACTGCGGTTGATGCTCCTGAGTAAGAGCTTGGATCTGAATATGTCGTAAATCCTAATGCGCTTTTTATGGCGCCAAATGGATTTTTTTCAAATACAGTCCCAAACGTTGGAACAAAGGTTATTGCATTTGCAGAAGATCCCAATGGATCTGTTGATAATTCTCCAATTTTATAAGGAGCGGTTCCAAAAGCTTTTTTAAATGGAGGAAGTAGAGAAGAAAATGGCCTTTTAATATTTGTGCTAATAACAGATCCAGAACCAGATATATATGGATCAAAAAATGATCTTACTGCCCCACTAGCTCTACCTGTTGCAAAATTTGCCAACTGTCCTGCTGCGCTTTTTGCATTATCAAATAATTGAGCATCTCTTTTGTAGGTTAAGAATGCACTTGTATTAAATAATGTTGATAATGCTGCTGCCTGTGCTTCTGCAAATTCTGATGCTGGTAATTGAGATTTTAATCTCAATATCACATCTTGCATGGCGATGAACATATCATCTTGATTTCCAGTTAATATGGCGTTTGTTTGGGAAACAAATCTGAATATTTCATTTCGCATTTCGTCTATCTTTGTCGAAATGGACGGAGATCTTTGAGCCAATTGCGAAGTAGCTAGAAGATTGCTTTCTGTTTGTAGTTTTCTTATTCTAGAAAAAGATTGCTCTATAACTCTTGGGTCTATTCCTCTTTGCCTCGCCTGAGCTTTAAGTAGGGGCAAAGATTGCTCTACCTCATTTGCAAAGTCAAAAAGTTCTTTTTGTGTAGTTAAGTTAGCAATGCTTTTATTTGTTGCGCCAAAAGTAAATAATGTTTTATCAAATGCTTCTAATTGCTCCATTACTTTTTTGGGCAAGCCGTATTGGAAGGTGTTCTTTCTTAAATCGTTCATTGCAGTCAATATTTGTCTTTCTTCAAGACCACTAACTGCTGCTCCAGCTTCATCTATAAAGCTAACTGCACCACCGTTTGATTTCAATCTAATTTTTTTAGAAATACTATCTGTTTTAAGTGTTACTTCATCTCCAGTTAATAACTTAGATAATATTTTTGGATTATTTATATCAACATTTCTTTTTTGGAATCTAGACAAAAGACCGAATATAGAGTTTGGCTGCTCGGAATCAAATGCCATTCTACTCTTAAATTTAACAGCTCTTTGATTGTTGCTAGAATTATTTAATACTCTATCTAAGAATCTAGAACCTGATTGACCTGTTACCTCATAAGCTGCTTGACCAGAAAGACCAGCTGCATATCTGGCATGCCTTGTTAACATTTCTGTACTATTTGTTGGAAGTGGCCTGTATGTTCCTCTTAATGTTTTTCCAAAAGTTGCACCGGATTCTGAGTTAACAGAGTAACTAGTAATTTTACCCTTTGTTCCAAGGAATCCACCAGTACTGTGCCATATGTGAAAATCCGCTTTAGAAGAAGCTAATTCACCAAATGGTTGTACAGATCTTCCGGGACTATATTGTAGTGGCCCTCTTTTGGCCATGTCCATAAAAGATCTGAATCCAAATAAATCAGCTGGATTTAATTTAATGATTGGTATTTGAAATTCAGAAGCAAAGAATGACGCAATATTTGAAAAAGTACTTTTTATCGTACTGAAATCTAATATATTTCCTGATCTAGTTTTATAAACTCCATCTAACCTGCTAAGTCCTATTGACTTAGAAACTGGATCATTAATTGCCATCCTTCCAGCAAGATCTGATATTATTCTTTTTTGAGAATCGGGTAATCCTTTAAATCTATCTTTTTGTATAGCTTCATCTATTAGAAGTGGTTTTAATCCAAAAATATTATAGTTGCCACCAAATAATCCAGATGATATTTGCCTTTTTTCTAAGAGAAAAGATCTTAACCCTACAAAATCATTTGGATCAAATCCTCTATTAGCTAATCCACGTCTAACAACATCATCTGATACTGCTCTTCCAGAATCATTTTTTAATTTTACACCAAGTACTTGTGCAGTTTTTCTCTGCAGGAATTGTTGTTTTGCTGAGGTTAATGGTCCAACAAATTCATTGTAAACTGCTTTTTGAGGTCTAAGAATTGTTCCAGCAATATCTACTAGATCATTTCTGGCAAACGAATTCCATTGATTTGAGATTTTGTTCCTCATTCCCAATTGGAATTCTTTGCTCAAGAATTGAGAATTTGTTTCATCAATAATTTCTTTTAAGAAATTTTGTGGACTAATTCCACCAGCAGCGGCTGTTAAAGACTCCTCAAAGCTTTTTCCGTGTTTTATAGTTTTGTATTTTTTAAGAACAATATCGTAATAGTCACTTTCATCGGCAATTATTGTTGCTCTTCCTATTGAAATTACGTTTGTATTATGAGATCCTCTTCCTGGAGTATTTACTCTTAATTGTTTTACAAAATCATCTATTTGATCATCGCCCAATACCCCTTTCGCTTTAAGTCTTTGTGCAAGAAGGCCTTTATACGCATCTGTTTGTTGGCCTCTAAAAAAATCTGATCTAGAGAAATTTTTGTCTGATGGACCACCAGCACCAAGCAATGATACCTGTCCAGCAAGTCGTGTTAACCTACTAGAATGTTGAGATTGAATTCTCTGTATTGATTTTTCAAAAGCGTTTCGAGACGCTGTGCCAACTGCCATAGAGGCATCTGATATAATTTCGTTATATCTAATTGAACTTTGAATAGCATCATACGCTTGTCCAGACATTTTAAATTCTTTATAGCCAGATTTTATCGCCCCGCTTAATCCTCTGAATGCTGGAATGGCATCAAACGCTCCATATTTAATAGTTGTATTCGTTCCTGGAATTGTGGCTGGAGAATCAAGACCAAAAGCAAAAGCTTTTACTGCTGCAGTCACCCTTTGTGATGGACTTAAATTTTTTGCCCTTGCTGCGTCGGCTGCAATTTTTGGACCATGCCTAGCATCATGAAGGGATTGAACAAATCTTGGTTGTTCCTTAAAGGCTTCAGCGGCAGCGTTGAATCCACCACTTAGTTGTGATGATTTCTTTAAAAATTTATTTGATATACTAGCAGCGTCGTGACCAACTTCTGACAAAACTTCAGAAAGATCTACAATTCCCCTACTCAAAGCTTGTCTTGTTGGGCTTTGGCTCCTTATTGAGCTCATTGAGTTCTTAAAGTTTATTAAAGAACTTCTTGTAGCTGTTGTGCTAGTTCCTAGTATTTCAAATGGAAGGATGGTTGTTGCTAGGTTTGTAACAGATGTTTTAACAAAATCAGTTACTACGTCTACTGGATTATACCAATTAACTTTTTTCTTATCTTCATTTTTTCCAAAAAAATTATCAGTCAATCCTCTTTGGGCAACGTATAGCGCAGGAAGTTCATAGGGAAGTCTTCTTCCGGCTCTGATTAATCTTTTTTGTATTTCATCCTGCATTGCAAACAATGCGGGTGGGGCATGTGTTGGGCCCCTTTGAGCTTGTCTTATTTCATCTTTTGTTAGATTATAAAGTCTATTAGATTCACTATTGACACCTTTGTAGCCAGTAGTTAATCCTTCTTCAGTTTCAAATACAAGTTTTGAGTAAGAATCAACACCTTCTTCAACAAATCTTTTTACACCTTGAAGTTGATCTAAATGTCTTCTTATATCAGTTATTGTTCTAACTGAAGAAGTTGCAAAATCAGATGTTGAATTCTGTAACTTTTGGGCTAGCTTTAGCCCACCCTTTTTCATCATTGCTGACATTACGCCAGCAACTGCTATTGTTGCTCCAGTATGAGCAAAGAATCTCATTACCGGATGACCATCTAAAGCCTTTGTTAGTTGACCACTATTTGGAGAAACGCCTTCAGTTTCTCCTTCATTGAAAGATAAATCCCTGGACGTAACACCATAACCCAAGTTATGAATTGGTCCACGATCTCTAATCAATTTAATTCCCCTTAATTATTATTGCATACCCCAAAGCTTTTGGGCTATTGGGTCTTGGTAATTTGCTTCTCCTGCTTTCTTTGAAAGATTATGCCTTGCTGCTGATTGTTTTTGTTTTACCAATTCTTCTTCAGGATCTATCAATTGAAGAGTAATATTGGTTGATTCAATTCCGTTTATATTTTGTTTTATTTCTATAATTTTTTCAGACAAAGCAACTAATTCTGCCAATTGAGAAAAAGTCATCTTATTTAAATCTTCAGGAGAATATGTAGTTATAGTAGCCAAAACAAAAGCTTTCATTAAGCTTCTTACTTCATTTGCTTTTTGTCTTTTTGATTCTAATATACTCTTGGCTAAATTGGCAGAGAAGAAACCAGAAAAATCCATTATTTCTTGAGCCAAGGAAGATATTAACCCAGGCTGTACTGTATCTACAGAAAAGCTGTCAGGATATACAACAGCAGAATTAATAATTAAATCTTCTGCGTCTAAAGAAGATGTTTCCTCAGAATTTTTATATTCAATAATTTTGTCATATTCATCAAATGTTAATTCTCTAAAAATTACTTGTTGATTTTTTAGATTAACACTAAATATAGAACCATGTTTCTTTTTAAGTTCATAAAGTTTTTCAGGTTCTATCATGTTTTCAAATTATAGCTGTCTTACTTCCAAAGCAACGAATCCAGAGGCTTCTAATACCTCTTGAGAAATCAAAGATGGAATACCTGCCATAATACCCTTTATCTCTATCTTGTCATACTGTGGATAAAGAATACATAGTTCAGCGATTGCTTCTTCGTTCCACATGTTTGCCTCTGCAGATGTTAGTTGACCGGCTTGAACAAGTTGTTCCATTTTTTTAACAAGATTTTTATATTCAAGTCTATTAAGAACTCTCCAAACAATATGCTTATCAAAGGTAATTGATGTAACATATATTTCACCAAATTGTTCTTTCCATGCTTTAATCATTCCGGCATTGGGGCCACCATCCCAAATTTCCTGATCATCAGGAAGGGACTCAACACTTACTGCTTCTTCAACTACTAATTCAGTCTCTACATTTTCTCCAGCTGGACCTTCAACTTTTACTTCTGTTACTTCTTCAGCGCCTATTTGTTCTGCTAATTCTGGATTGCCCTTGATTGTTACTTTTCTTTGTGTCATTATTTCTCCTTAAATAAAAAAATCATAATACATTATACATGATATATTTTTATATTACAAATTTAATTATTAATTATCTACAAAAAGATATTTGGATTTTCGTTTGTTGAAGAATAATTATAGTTTGTTGCTATTTGTGTTGGAACTTGATTTTCAAACAAAGGATCGATTGGTTCATCTGAATTATTAATTGTTGTTGTATTTTTAATAAAACCTAAATCAACTTCACTAAAATAATAATCTCTAGCCATAAACTGATAGTTTTCTACTAACGGTGAACCGCCCGATGCATACGCCGTCGTCATGCTCATTAGTTGAACTTCTTGTAGAACTATTTTCATGGGACTAGCTTGATTATTTGTATTTGGTTTAATAAGTCTTTCATTTGTATCAGAAATCATCATTCTATCTAAATTGGATTCTATAACTTTATCTTCTGCTTTTAAATAATCTTTTGCCGTTGTAGATACCTCTTCTACTCCATACAATATTATAAAATTAAACGGCGGGTGTGCGCTAAATATATTTTTATCTGAGTCTATAACATTTTTAGAAAATGGATCTGTAGATATTCTATCTAGCTGACTATAGGCCCAATATTTTTGAATATTTTTTTCATCTTGTATACTTCTGACCGCCGAACTAGAAGAACCATAATCTATATTTCTTAATGTAGATTTAATTAAAGAATCGCCCTTTCTTGGATCCGGCTGCTTTGCTCTAGCCTTTGAGGCCTCTTCTATCAGATCTGTTATTCTTCTTGGATATCTTGTATATACTGAAAACTCTCCAATTATAATTCTTGTACCATACATCATGGCATCAAAGTTATAGGACCAAAATCCATATAACGGCTGTTTTTCTTGCTTTACATTGTAAGACAAAGCTGCTATATCTAATTCATGTTCTTCAGAAAATAATCCATCAATATAAACTTTGATGTCTTCTCCACTAAAAAAATAGTCATAGTAGGTATTAAAAGAATTTTTTTCTGGAGTTGGACTACCTGACCATATTAAATCTAATTGATTTGATAATGGATCAAATCTATCGCTTCTTTTGCCAGCCATTTTTCCTACTAGAGTGTATAAATTTCATCTATAAAATTTTGATAAAGAGTAGTTATTCCTACTCCTTCTGTATTGTCACCAAATATATTTTTATTTTTTTGAGCTGCTCTTTGCGCTTGTTCTTCTGGCATTTTCATCATTTCTTTTTCATTAATTATTTTAGTAATTGGTTGAATGCCTCTAGCCATAAATGTATAAGTTTGTTCAGTCATTATATCATCAATCGACATCGTTTGACCTTCATCAACTATGGTAACTCCATATATTTTCATTTTAGAAGCGTTGCCGTATTCATTAAAGAATGTAAATACGATATCAAATGGGGGTAGCATGTCTGCTAGTGGGGCAAAAAACCCATTTGTTCTTGAAAGATAATTTTCGTATTCTTTAATTTTATACCAACAATACTCATTAAATACTGTAAATATTAGTGACCCAGCTATTGTTCTAGATCCTTTAACAAATCCTCTTACATTTGAATGACCCAATGTTCTTATCGGTGTATTTTCTCTATGAATCGAATAAGATACAGTTTGAAGATCTCCTATTTCAAGATAATCACCAGCCGTATTAGCAGTTCCCATTGGCGGCAAGATCATTGTCGCAACAATATCTGCTCCAGCAAATGATACATTGTTTAATGCATCATCAAAATTAAAAGATCCACTTTTTGGATTAATCGAAGAGATTGTATAAGTCTTAGTGGCTTCTGCCATTATATCTCCTAAATAAAATAGTGCATGAAGGAATCCCTCCATGCACTATCTATAAATAATATTAATATTTAGTTATGGACGAATTATCTCTGGTCGCATACCCTTTACAGCATTACCACTTATAATATCTGTAAGATTGCCCTGACTCTTTTGAAGGGCCTCAGTTGCGATTGTATACATTGGACCAAGCTCTCTGGCAACATATGTCATTGTTTCTTCAATGACTATGTCATCCATTGATGCGCCTGATCCTTCATTAAGAAGTTCCACACCATAGATTGATCTTACTGCGGCATTACCGTATTCGTTAACAAATGTAATTGTTATATCAAATGGAGGAATTTGGTCTGCATAATAAGGAACTTTTTTCTGGACATCTCTTGTCCAGTTATTCGCTGCCTCAGCGCCTTGGCCGGGTATGCCTCTACCCATTGAATTTGCATCTCCAGGTAGCGTATTGTGAGCTCTGGTGTAGAAATCCATTGGCTTATTGTTTGCATAGTTTTTTTCCAACATTGTATAAAGTGCTGGACGATCAAATACAGTAAAGATTAATGAACCAGCAATACCGCGTTTACCCCTTGAGAATGAACGTGGATTTGGTGAGCCCATTGTATAAATAGGTGCTTTTTCTCTTGTAACAGAGAAGGTAATTCCTGAAAGTGCACCAATTTCAATGCCACCAAATGTGGCTACAATGTCTGCACCCGAAAAAGTTGTATAAGTACTAAGATACTTATTTATAGTATTATTTGTTTCTGCGGCCATTTTTTACCCTCCAAACGGTATTATATGTTAACGGCTATCTGAACCTCAATCGATTTTAATTCGAAAGCAGGTGTTAAAACGAGGTCTACAATCGCCTTGTTATTAGCTGGAACATATGTAACATTAAAGTCACTTGCCAGCAAGGCACCTAATAATTGCATTCCCCTAAGTGCTGATGAAATCGCTGTTTCCATTGATGTTCTCATTTGGATAGTCGATGGTTCACCAACAAACTTTTGACAAGCTTGACGAACAACTGTCGCGGCTTCGTCTACAACCCTCTTTGTTGACAGTCTTGAGTAATCCGAACTAGCAGCACCAAATGTGAGTCCGTCACCAAATACTGCAATTTTATTAAAGTTAAGAACTACCGTGTTAACGCCCTTGCTGCCGAGTGTTTCTTGTTGAGTTCTTGTCGGTGCGTAACGCAGTGCCTGTACGTTGTACAACGGTTTTGCTGTAACCGATGAATACGATGGTAATTTACTCAATGAAGCTGCCATTGAGCATGCTCCGTTAGCGTATCCGTAATCGTCACCACTGCTTGTTCCATATGCTACTGGTTTTAACTCTGTTGCTATTACACATACATATGGACCGTAATCCTTAAGAGTTGAGGCATCTCTGCTGACCAATGTGCTAAGGCCTAAATGTGACGCAGTCGATGCTGGTGTCATAACTTCTTTGGCGCCAGAAGAGTATGGCTTGACTCCAAGAATTGAAATGCACGGATGAATATTTTCTGCAATATTCTTGGTTCTAACTGCTGCCTTGTATACCCAGCTGTTTGAATATGTTGAAGAGTTATTCGCATGGAAACCATATTCTTCATTATCGCTTGGTGTTGCGGTTGGGTCTTCCCAGTCAGTTGAATTTCCGCCCCTGCCCCAAGGAACGATAATATCAGGAAGAATTGTCTCAGCCGCAGCGTATGCTGCGTCGAGCATCGCATCGGCTGCATATCCAGTTGCAGTTACATATCCATTTGTGTGATCAAATGAAGCTGAATTTGGAAGTGGAACCATATAGATTCTTTCCGCGCCTGCTGAAATTAATTCTAAAAATGCTTTATGAAGGTCTGATCCCTCGCCAAAAGCTGTTATTACGTCACCTTCTGTTGTTGCCTGAACAACATCAAGGTCGCTGACATTGCCAGCATTATCCGCAGTATCTCTCTTTGCTATTACAGCAACTCTGGGGCCTGCTGGTGTGTTTGAGCGCGATACACTATAGAAGCGATCTCTAATTATGGTGGTTACTCCAGGAATAGCCATATTATCTTTAAACCTCCGACTAAATTATGGGGCATTAGTTCTTCCTTTATAGTAACAGATAAGTTATAAAAATAACTCAACAAGCTATTTTATATCATGATTTTATATAGTTAATTAAAGCCGGGTGTAGCACTTTTTTCTAAATCAATAATATTAATACTTATATTTTCATAGTTTGGTGTGGCCTGAACCAATAGTTCTGACTCATAGGCCATAGCAGTTCTTAGGTCAATTGCAATCTTCTCAATTGTTTCAGCTTTTGCGGCAAATGTTTTTTCAGTAGTAAGCATATAGGTAACTGTTCTTTGGTGAATATCTTTAGATTCTCTATTTACCTCTGAATCAGCTAACCTTCTTGAGTAAATTAATTCAGAAGCTCCTATTTTTTTAAAGATGGGAGTAAACTCCATCATAAAATCTTCAAAAGTTTCAATTAAAGATTCAACTAAATAAGCGTTATCTTGATCGTCACAAGTTTCGTTTGGATTTGATCCTGATCTGCTACCAGTAGGAGCAAGCGCATGAAAAGCTATAACATTTTGAAATCTTTGTCCATAAATATATATATTTCCACTGGTTATTTGTCTCATTCTTGGTTTTGGCTCAACAGAATGAGCTTTTCTTAACTCTAAAGAATAGGTTATAATTGCTGGTGTATCTTCCATTCTCCCAATTACTTGACCAGTAGACGGATCTACGTAATTTGCATTAAACCAGGTAAAAGATGGATCAGATGGAGAAGAAGATTTAATTGGAAAATTTGGAAATGATTGTTCCCATAAAGATTTAACTGTAGAAATAAATTCCAAATAAGAAAGATTTCCCTCTGACTGAAGAGGCTCAGCAAATCTTAATTTTGTATATGAGTCTGTATGGCCAAACTTTGGCCAACCTACTGTATTCTGTGTCATGCTATGCTCCTGGACCCGCTGCTAATGATAGGTTTATTTTTTTTAAACCTAATGAAGAAATTATGTTTATATACAATAAAATTACGCCAGGTTCAGAACTTGATGGTTTAGCATTGAATTCAAAGTCTACTATTGTTCCTTCTTTTTTTAATTCTTTAAGCATTTGTCTTGTATTATCAATTACTTTATCATAGCCAAATTTACCAATGGAATCATACCCAAACCCCTTTACTGAACTCGAAAGATATGAAGCTAATCTCATTTGTGATAGTTTTGAAAAAATTGAATTAATATTTGACATAGTATAATCATTTGTTAAGTATACCTGAAAAGGTTGTGCTCTTCTTGCTTTATTTCCTCTGTATATTGTATTTATTCCTAATGCATCAAGTCTATTCATTTCTAATGAATTTAGACTTATTCCGTATACAGACATTGCTCCTGGTATTCTTTTTCTAACTAAACCAATATTTAATGGATTAGAAACAATTAATCCAGCTACTGCGGCTGATACTGAATTAATATATGTTGTATCTAGTTGTGCGTGAGAAAACAAAGCTTCCCCATACACTGGAACAACGTATCTGCCAGGATCAGATACAATATTTCCAGAAATATCATATGTGGTAAACTTATTAGACAGACTATTATTGTTCTCAATTTCATCTATATCTGCTGAAGTTATTCCATTTGTTCTTGATCCAATAACGCCAATTTGAACATATCCAGTTTCATTATGAAATGAATCACAATAAGTTGCTAATTGCAAGACAAAATCTATTCCACCAGTTTTAATCATAGAAACTTCCAATGGAACTATAACATCAATAAAATCAAGAACACTTAATACAGAATAGGTTGTCGACAATCTTTCGTAATATCTTTCATAAAAAGTTTTACTGGTTGGTGTTGCGGATTGATAATCAATATATGTTGAAGATATTAATCTTTTATCTATATCATCTACATATTCTGTCATCGGAGCCGCAGCACAAATAAATATATTTTTGGCTCCAGCATCATACGCATCAAAAACTCCCCTTAAAAGAGGACTTTTAACATCTGCATTTAATAGCTCAATAGCATGCTGTACTGATCTTATTTTTATTGGACTATTTAATTCAATACCGTCTGCGTGCCCGATAAGTAAGAGCGATTGCATATTTGAAAAATTAATATCTTCATATGAAGGCTTATATGTAACCACACTTGATTTGTTTCCCATGGGAACTGTTGGAAGTGGTTCGTATTTTTCTTCCTTCACTTCAAATTTAGATTCTATTATAATTTCAGAATTACCATTAATTGTTTTTGCAACTGCGGTATACATTCCCGGATACATTCCTTGTGGAACTCTATAATTAAATATAAATTCAGAGTTTACTGTTCTTTCTATGTAGGCATTGGGGTCTGGTGTTGCGTTTGTATATAGATAAGATATTGGATTTCTAATTATTGCGGAAAATCTATTGTCTCCTCTTACAACAGAAACAGTCACGTCTATTGGCGTATCTAATAAAGTTGGATCATATACTTCGCCTGAATCTACAAACAAAAATTTAATTTTTAGTTTTTGATTTTTTTTTACAACTAACACATTAAACCTGTTTTTCTTTTGTTGCTCCAACTACCCAAAATATAATTTTACCATTTTTACCACGTCTTGGCGAACATGTATCTATTAAATAGATTGTCTGTTTACTAAATGAATTAGGTAAAGATTCGTATATTCTATCGCCTTCTTGCGGATTAATCTCTGCTTCAAAATAATACACTACTTCTGAATTAACTGCAATTCCTTCAATCTCTTCTTGTGCGCTTTTAGCATTAGTTATTCCGGAAGAAAAAACATTTCTTGTAGTTACCCTTTCTAGGGTGTCTTTATAATTATTATTTGGCATTATTCTTTGTATATAAACGTCGTGACCCCATTCTTTTAATATTTTTTTAAAAGATCTTTCAAGATTAATCATATCCGCGTATGCCTCTATCTGGCATAGGGTCAATTTTTAGTGCCGATCTTCTACTTGCCCCATAAAGATCTCTATCAGTTAGCCATACATCTCTATATGTATCTGGGTCAACAAATCTTCCAGGATTTGATATTTCAGAAGAAGGAAGACCTTTGGGTTGAATGCCTCTTGGTCCCGTTTTTACGGCCAACATTTCCTGCCTAAGGAACGCAGCTATTTGGCACCATGTAACTGCGTTTCCTCTAGATGTCAAAGTTCGTGGAAAATTTCTTGCAGTTACGGTTAAATCAGCCAATGTTACAGAAACATCATCGTCTCCGCCATAATTATACATTCTACTAAGATCACAAGCTACAGCAGCCTTGATGTATTCAATCGCAGCGTATGCTAATTTTTCTGATTGATAAGTAAATTTTATTCCATAAATACTTTCTACCTCTAGAGAATGAAAATGAATTAACTCTCCTATTTCTATTAAAGAAACCTCTGGAAATAATGGAAGTATTTCTTCTGGACTAAGATATAATGGAGTAACGTCTGGAGCAAATGTCATTACCTCATCTGCTTTAAGGGTTATCGTTGGCTTATATTCGTCGCTAGAGGTGCTTACGTAGAGTTGTTGATTAACTGTGATTTGAGTACCATTAGACATGCTGCCAACAAATTTGATTTTGTATGTATCAGCTACTGTAGCTGTAAAATCATAATAATACTCGGAACTTGTTAGTGCTGTTGGAACAGTGGAAACTATAACTGTTCCATCAGATTTTGTTATTGTTACAGCAACAGAAGCTGGACTAACTAGAATTTGTTCTCCGGTAGATGCGTTAATGTCAATAAACTTAACTTTAATTCTTACAGTATCATTAACAAGTACGCTGCTAGTAGTCATTTTTTCTCCAATAAATCTTGCATTTTTTAATTATAGTAGCTTACTTTAGCTAACTATAGATACTTCTCCCGGCGTACCTATTGCTATTACCTGAGCTGACAATACCGCGGATACGTCTTTATCCAGTACTTCAAGAGTTAAAATTCCACTTGGACTTGTGTCTATGCTGACTATCGCTATTGTTGTATAGTTTGAATAGTCTTCATTTAAACTATGTAATATTGTTATGTTATTTAATATAATTGGATCAATAAGGCTTGGTGCCTTAATTATTAAGGTTCCATTATATGAAAAATTTGGGTTATTATAGATTAAATTAGCGTTATATAACATAGTTCTCCCGGGCTAATTTAGTCTTTATAGTAACAGCTTTATTTTACTGCCAAATAATTTGAACGTTGGGGGATTTAAAAATATTATATATTTTAAGTTTTTGTAAAAACAACTATTTTACTTGGGGCGTTGAAGTCAGAGTTATAGGTATTTATTTCCTCAATGTTTAAATTATTTATTATATTTTTTCCAAGACATATCTGTAATGCCATATAAAAACTACCATTTTTGTAATGGTCAGATTTAATACTAAAAACTGCTTTTCCTTTATTTTTTAAAAAATCAATACTTTCAATTAACTCTTTTATTCCTAGGTGTCCAAGAGTAAAAGTTCCAGCACTAACTATAAAATCGTATTTCCCTTTTATTAATTGATTTTCTAAAGTTAGATCTTGACAATAAAATTTATTGTAACCTATTTTTAATTTAGCTAAATTAATCATTTCTATAGAAAGATCAACTCCATCTATTAAACAGTGGGGGTTATAAACAAATAGTTTTTCGCCTACTATTCCAGTGCCACAGCCTATATCTAAAACTGTCACCGCCTCATCGGGCATGAGGGTGGATGCGGTTTTGGCTACATGGTCCGCTAAAATGTAATTTACATCTTGTGTATATTTATCGTATTCTTTAGCCCAATCATTGTAATATTTTTTTAAATCCTTAGATGATTTATAGGCGTATACGCTTTTTACATTAAAATCGTCTGGAGTTTTCACACTTAGAACGTATGAACCCAAGCCGCAAATTCTTCGTCAGATTCCCCTAAATGCTCAAATTCTATTGTACCAGCTTCTTCAAATTTACGACGAAGCCACTTATTATTTCTGTCAAGAAGTCCAAGCTTGCTAACATTTGGAACAATTCTTGCCGCTAACATTTTTCTAATCCAAGCTTGTGCTGGATCCTTTAATAAGAATGGAGCTATGTCTTTTGTCTTTACTCCCATTTTTTCATACACCTCTTGTT